GTAATAACGGAACACCTGAGTCAATTTGTCCTTATGAATTAGAGTTGATGAGTATAGATGATTGCCGAAATGACCTTGACTGCGTTAAGTGTTGGAATCAGCCGATTGAGGAGAGTGAAAGTAAATGAGAGAAATATTATTCAGAGGTCAAACTCGCAGATATGGCGAAAAAGTCAGAGTGAATGGTGAAAAAATAAAAAGCAATTGGGTTTACGGCGGTATTTTCCCACAGAACGGTGATGGTGATTTTGCGATTATTTATCAGCAAGAACCCACAATCGAAAAACGCGTTGTTTACGCAGATACAGTCGGGCAGTACACTGGTATGGTTGACAAGAACGGTACAAAAATTTTTGAGGGAGATATTTGTAATTTTTCTAACCGTTCTGACATTGATGATTATGGTGTTGTTGTGTATGACGCAGATGAAACTGAATTTGGTATTGATTATGGCTCAACCTATTTGGGATTGGGTAGACACTATCATTCAAGAGATATTGAAGTTATCGGCAACATCTATGATAATCAAGAACTTTTAGGAGGTGAAGAAAATGACTAAAACATTTTGCAATAAGTGCGGATTGCGATACTCAAGTTATTGCTCACCAGATACAACAAATACAAAAAATTGTGTTAAATGTTGGGGAATGCCAATTAATACAGATTATATTTATTAATAAGAAAATAATTAATTTAGAAAGGACAAGAATTATGAATTTTACAGAGATGAGAAACAAATTAATTGAAAATTTTAATGATATTACAAAAGATGTAACGCATGTTGTTGCTGTCGCCAATTCATCAAGACTATCGATAATGCGGTTGTTATCAAAGATAATAAAATTACAACAATTTGGGACTTTAAAACAAATGACAGTACATATCAACCCGTATTAAATGCTTTATCAGCCTTTATAAAAGCCCACGCAGTAACAGATGTTTATGTTAGTAAAGTTAAAAGAATTGGAACTTTACAAAATTATGAGGAAATGGAAAATGGTGTTATGCACGAATGGACTCATTTCTTCTTAGAACTTCCTAATAAGTTTGTGTACACCACTTCTTGTTCTATTGGAAAAATTAAGGGTGATTTCAGAGATACGAAGAATGTTTTTAAGCGTTCTCTCGATGACATTGATATGGAATCACTTGATACTGTTATTGAACTTATTAATTCTAACACTTTATACAGGGGTCAAGAGTGGAAGGACTCATTAATTAAGTTCCGTAGATATAAAGAAGAATACGATAAACTTAAAACAGATAAAAAGAAAAATCTTTTTGCTTGGGAACAATCTGTTAAGGTCGGCAAAATAATTGGTAGAATTAGAAATCATAGTATTGGAACACTTCTTGTGGATTTAAGTAATGGAATGGATTTAGATATAGCAGTGAGGAATTATGAAAAGATTGTCGCTCCGAGCAATTATAAAAGACCAAAAGAAATTTTTACAAAGAAAATGCTTGAAGAAGCGAAGAACACTATTACAGAACTTGGTTATATGGATTCTCTCGGTAGAAGATTTGCAACGCTTGATGATATTACCGTGAATAATATCCTTTTTTCTAATAAGGACTCTGCTAAAAGGATTCAAGGCGTAAATGATGTTTTTGGAGAAATGGAAAAAGAAGTTACTGTAAAGCCAAAAAAGTTTTCTAAGGTTGAAGAAATTTCAGTTGATAGATTTATTTCTGATATACTTCCATCTGCAAAAGAGGTTGAAGTTTATCTTGAAAACAAACATTCAAATAATATGGTTTCTTTAATTGCTCCTGAACATAAAAATGCAAAAACAATGTTTAAATGGGATAATAGCTTTGGTTGGGCTTATGTCGGTAATGTAACAGATTCTATAAAAGAAAAGGTTAAGTTAGCTGGTGGAAAGGTCGATGGAGATTTAAGATTTTCTATCCAATGGAATGAGAATGGCGGTGATAACTGCGACCTTGATGCACACTGTAAAGAACCTGATTATGAAATTTACTTTGGTTCTGCGAAAAAGCCTAATTTCTCTCCTACAAAAGGACAGTTAGATGTCGATGTTATATGCCCAAGCGGAAAGGTTGCAGTTGAAAATATCACTTGGGCAGATAGAAAGACTATGAAGCCCGGTAAGTATTTATTCTTTGTGCATCAATACAGCGGTATGGCAAAAAAAGGATTTAGAGCAGAAATTGAGTTTGACGGTCAAATTTTTTCATTTGATTACAACAAGTCAATGAGGACAGATGAAAATGTTTCAGTAGCAGAGGTTGTACTTGATTCCAACGGAGTATTTACAATTAAAGAGTTAATTCCTTCTTCTGCTGTGTCCTCAAAAGAGATATGGAACTTAAAAAGTAATCAGTTTGTACCTGTTTCTGTAATTATGTATTCACCTAATTATTGGAATGGGCAAAATGGAATTGGACATAAGCATTATTTCTTTATGTTAAAAGATTGTTTAAATCCTGAAACGCCAAATGGATTTTATAATGAATTTTTAAATAATGAACTGTTAAAACACAAGAGAGTTCTTGCAGCTCTTGGTTCTAAAATGAGTGTTAATAAAGTGAAACAGCAATTATCTGGAATTGGTTTTTCGGCAACAAGGCGTGATGAATTGGTTGTAAAAGTCAAAGGTAACACAGAAAGAGTATTAAAAATTAAATTTTAAAATAAAAGGAGAATAATATTATGGAAGTAAATATTTTTGAGTATGCAGTAAGAAATAAAGTCAGATTTCCTTTTAGAGGATTGATTTCAGTTGAAGATTTATGGGATTTATCTCTTGCAAATTTAGACTCTATTTATAAGTCTTTAAATAAGCAAGCTAAACAATCTGATGAGGAAAGTCTTTTATCTACAAAGACAAATGTAGATACAGAACTTGAGATTAAAATTAACATTGTGAAGCATATCGTGTCTACTAAGTTAGAAGAGAGAAAAGCCAGAGAGAATGAGACTATGAAGAAAATTCAAAAGCAAAAAATTATGTCTGCTATTGCAGCAAAAGAGGATGAAGTCCTACAAAATAGTTCTATTGAGGATTTAAAGAAAATGCTCAATGATATTGAGAGCTAAAAATGATAAGTTGAGTAGCCATAACATAGTTGTTGTTCAACTTAAAATATAAGTATAGATAAAGGGGTGATAATATGTCCGAATATCATATTGGGTGCGGGATAGCTGGTATTTACGCTGGAAGGTTAAATAAAGCAAAGACAATGTGGTTACAAAAGAATGATGTTACAGAGGAGGCGTTAGCGAGTGTACGGGACTATCTACGAAGTCATATTGAAGATGGTAAAAATAGTTTTGGCTACGAATGGAATACCAAAGATGGTAAGGTAGTATCACTTGTGGTATCTGTAAGGGAGGATAAGAATTATGAGAATCACACCAAGAACGCAGTATAAAACAAAATTCAGCCAATCAAGTTATGAAGTCTTTTATATTAGAATCGACAAGAATGGCTACCCTGCGTTTCTAATTTACGAAAGGAATCAATGGATATGGGTAAAAGCCAAATATTTTAAACCTGTTGAAGCCTGTTGAGGTGGAGTAGAAAACAATATACTATTGAAGTGCATTTTTGCTTGTTAAATATGTTATTAGGGTTGTTTATAATTCAGATGTAAAAATTGAAGAAAATAAACTTGTTATTAATCTTAGTCCAGAGCAATTAGAAATATTAATTTGTTTGGGATTCCATTTGTAAGTGTTGTTATTACGGTAGCTTTGTTTTTTTTATTTGTAGGGAACAAGCGGTATAATATGTATATATTAAAATATTAAAGAAAGGAGGAAATGTTAATGAAATTTGCAGTGCAAAGTAATGTCATCAGAGGACTGTCAAAACAGCAGTATCAGATATTAAAAGAATTATGCCAGTATTCAAATAATCTCTATAATGTTGCACTTTACAATATCAGACAATACTTTTTTAATGAGAAACAGTTTTTTACTTACGAGAGTAATTATTATAAATGTAAAGAAAATGAAAACTATGCTTTACTACAAGCAGGCGTTGCACAACAGACTTTAAAAGTAGCTAATAGAAGTTTTAAATCATTTTTTAATCTATTAAAGAAATGTAAAACAGGTGATTATCGTTACCACGATGTAAAGATTCCACATTATCGTAAAAAAGGTGGATATTTTAACTTGATATTATCGACTAATGCAATAAGTGTAGTAAATGGATATTTTAAACTACCAATTAGTAGAGGATATAGAAAATCACATCCATATATGGAAGATATTTTAATTCCATATCCAGAACGATTAAATGGTGTAGAATTAAAAGAAGTTAGAATATGTCCTCACGATAATGGTAGATACTTCAAAATTCAGTATGTATATCGTTGGTACAAGAAAGAAACTCTTGTAAATCCAGATAATATTATGGCTATTGATTTAGGGGTAGAAAATCTTGCTACTTGTGTTTCCAATGTTGAGACACCATTCATAATGAATGGTCGTAAATTAAAATCAATCAATCAGTATTGGAACAAAGAAAAAGCAAGACTTCAATCTATTGCTATGAAACAAGGAATGAGAACCACTCATCAGATTAACAGGATTACAATCAAGAGAAATAATTGTGTCAATGATATTATCAAAAAGACTGCAAGATACATCATTAATAACTGTATTGAACATCAGATAGGTACACTGATTGTAGGATATAATAAAGATTTCAAAAGGTCTGTAAATATAGGTAAAATCAATAATCAGAACTTTGTACAGATACCTCTAAGTAATCTCAGGCAACAGTTAGAATTTTTGTGTTGGACTTATGGTATTAGCTATATTGAGCAGGAAGAAAGCTACACATCTAAGAGCAGTTTCATAGATAACGATATTCTTCCAGAATACAAAGCAGAACAGCCATATTTAGGTCAATTTAGTGGTAAGCGTATTTATAGAGGCTTGTATCAGTCTAAAGATGGTATTGTAATTAATGCAGATGTAAATGGTGCGGCTAATATAGGTAGAAAATGTAAGCAGAACTTCACTTTTGAAGAACTGTATAGTGGACTTTTGGCAAGTCCTAAGCGTATAAGTGTAGTATAACGCTATCAGACTACACTTGAATCCCCTGAATTTTAATTCTGGGGAGTGTCAAACTCTTAGCGAGTCAAATAATAAAGTTAAACCGTTGAGTGTCGGAAGCCATTTAAAAACGGAATAATATTAGTAATGAAAGGTGGTGAGATAAATTTCAGAGAATTTAAATAATAAAACAGTTGAAGAAATAATGGAGTCACTTCCAGAAAAGATAAGAGAAACAGTAAAGAATGTGTATAATGCAGCTTACAGAAAAGGTTTAGCAGTTGGTGCATATTCTATTTCAACTATCGTTCTTCAAAAATTGAGAGAAAATAAAAATCCTGCTTTGGCAAAAGCTAATGCTATTAAATTTCTTATGAATAATAAAAATATAGCAAATTATGAGCAAAACAACAAAGAAAACAAAATTGAGACAGAGAAAGGATAATAAAATTGAGAGATTTTACTATTGAGAAAGAGTCAACCTGTAACGGTTGTGCAAATTTGGATTTTAAGTACAAGCAATGTAGAGCATTGAAAGAAAAACATAGTTTATACGATAAGAACGCTAAAGAAGTATGTACATATGATGTTTTTAGAAATCTTAATTGTTTAACTGTACCATCTATGAAAAATGATGGTGAATTTATTACAGTGTTAAAAGACAAAGATTGTAATGGTTATGTACCAAGAAAGAGTAAAAAAGTGAAGAATAATGAAAACAAGAAAGGTTGATGTGTAGTTGAGTAATAATAAGGGCTTAGGTTTGAGACAGACAAAAGGTTATTTTCAGGTAAGAGGTAAAGTAACAGGTGTAGAAAAGGAAAATTTTTATACAGAAGGCAAATCACGAAATGGAAAAGACTACCGCAGAATTAATTTTGGAGTAGAGTATCAACCTGATTGTTCAGTATATGTACAGCGGTTTGGTATGCCACAGAATTATGTTTATTATTCAAGGCAGGAAATAGCAGGCAATCAGAAAAAAACAATAACTGAAAAGGTTAATTGGAGTGATAGATTTAAGTCACCGGGTGAAGATTACAGACTTGTTGGTATTAATTGTGGTGTAGAAAAAGTGACTAATAAAAATGGAAAGCTTGTAAATAACAAAAAGATTCTTACACAATTTGATGCTTGTAAGGAAATTGCAGAACACTTAAACGATGGTGATAGTGTTTTCGTAAGCGGTAATATCATATATTCTACTTACGAGGGTTCACATAAGACAAGTTTTGATTTCACACAGGTGTCTTTGTGTGATAGCGATATTAACTTTAAAGATGAAAAATTTAAAGTATCAAATGATTTTCAACAGGAAATTATTTTTATGGGTATAGAGAAGAGTAAGGAAATTGATGGAGAGTATGTTATTAGTGCTAAGGTTGTAAATTATGATTCAATCGAAGATATTGAATTATATACTCGTAATAGTAAGAGAGCTTCAGTGATGAGAAAGAATTTAAAGCCGTATACACTTATTGAAGTAGGAGGCTTTATTCTCTCTGAAATTGATAAAGAAGAAGTTGAGGAAGAAGATGATTGGGGTAGCATTAAAATGAATAAAGTTAAAGCCCCTGTTGTTAGAAAATTGATGATTACAGACCTTAATAAGGATTCTCTTGATACAACTACATATAGTGAGGAAATTATTGAAGAAGCTCTTGTAAAACAGAAAGCGAATGACACTGCAAAAGCAGAATTTTCAACAAAGACAAGCAAGTCCGATAGTGATGATAATTGGGACGATGTTGACGGAGAGGAGTGGGATTAATAATATATGGTAATTCGTAGAGCAACAGCAATTAAAGAAAAACTTGGTTTTTTGATTTATGGTAAGCAGGGTACTTGGAAGTCAAGCCTTTGCCTTGAGTTTGCAAAAATGAAGAGAGAGGACGGCAAACCGTTTAGAGTTCTTTATATAGATGCCGAAGCAGGTTCAATTGATAGTTACCTTGATAAACTTGCAGAACAGGGTGTTGACAGCAGAAATATTTTCATTGCAAGTACACAGTCATTGACAGAAGCAAGAGACCTTATAAAAACAGTTTCGGCAAACGAAGAAATTTACTATTTTGATGATGAGGATAATGAAGAAAAAACTGCATTAGACGCAGACGGTAATATTTTTATTGCTGATGCTATTGTTGTAGATGGATTATCTCTTCTTTACACGGCTCGACAGCAAGGTATTGTTGAATTTTCTAAAAAGAGAGCTAATGTTCGTGCTAAAAAGAAAGAAATTATTGGTGAGGAAAAACTTGTAGCTGTTGAAGGTGCAGGGTTAGAAGTAAAGGACTATCAAACTCTGAAATTTGACGGACAGGCTTTTATTCTTGACTTGCTTGCAAGTGGTAAACATTTTGCAGTAACTTGTAGAGAAGAAGATGTAAAAGAGAGCGTAAAGGATAAAGAAGGCAATATTAAAATGATTGCAACAGGCGAAAAAAGACCACAAGGTTTTAAAGATGTCGCTTATAATGTAAAGACTGTGTTACATATGTTACAGGACGAAGAAAGTGGAGATGTAATTGCTCTTGTCGAGGGTAAGGACAGAACTATGATGTGTAAGCAAAATGAAATTATTGAAAATCCAACTCTCTTAACTTGGCAACCTGTAATTGACAGAAACAAGAATAAAAAAGATGTTACAACCACAAATACTTTCAATAAAAGTGTAGATGTTGAAGTTGAAAATATTAAAAATGATTTAATATCTGATGATACCGAAGATACAACAGTTACAGAAGTATCTACTGATGAAATTAAATCAAAAATCAGTTCTACACTTAAAAGTTTGACGAGTACAAAAAAGGCTAAAGCTAAAAGCCTTATTGAAAAAGCTGAATTACCAGTAAGATATAATACTATTGATGATATAGATACACTTAATAAGTATCTGTCAATTATTGAGTCAGTAATTTAAAATGGCTTTGTCAGTAAAATGTTTTTACTGTAAAGGAAATATAGATTTAAAGCAAAAATATGATGGCAGTTTTGTTTATGACAAAAAGCATTACTGTCATTGTCATTGCTTTACTGAACATAAAACTTCTTTAAAAAAAGGTAAAAAAAACATTGATGAATGTGAAAAATATTTAAAAAGTTTAAAACAAAATACTCAATTAATAGTTTTAAATGCAAAATGTAATACTTTACTTATAGAATGGTATTGTTTATTTTTTAGCAAAACGACAATAACACCTTATGCAAGAAAACTCATATCTCAAGTAGTGAGTGGCGAGTATAAAAATATTAACAAGCCTATTCCAATATATGAACTATATGATATGTTTCGACTTAAAGCTACCGAATTAAAAGGTATTAATACAACATTAATATCAAAAAATAAACAAAGAGGTATTAGGTGTAATGTAGATAGTATATTCGCTTATGATATAGCTGTAATTGTTAATCAATATGACGATTATGTTCAATGGAAAGAAAACATTAAGCAAGATAAATTAAATCGTAAACGAATGATAGAACAAAGGTTAAATGATAAAATTGATTATAGTCTATACAAGAATTATCATAAACAAAGTAATAAAACTATCTTTGATATAAGTTCAGTTATAGATGAGATTTGAAAAAATAACAAGATAGATTACACAAAATAAGAATAAAGACAGGCGGTGCTATTTTATTACAGAGGATAAAGAAATAAAATTAAATAATATACAAAATGAGATATTATTCGTTGGGGCAATTTACAAACAACCTGCATTGCTTGTTGAGTATTCAACGCAAATCAGGAGTAAATATGATTTTTCCGATGAAGTAACAAGATTTTTTTATGACAACGCAGAAGTTGTTTACAAAAACAGAAGCCAAATGTTTGATAACGCAATTATTACTACATATATGACCGAAGATAACGAGCGTTATAAAAAATATATTAATTATGGTGGTTGGGCTACAATTCAAAAATGGATAGATTTAGCCTTGCCTGAAAATGCTAAATCCTATGCAGAGGTTATAAAGAAGTATTCTTTGTTAAGAGAATATGACAGAAAAGGTTTTGATGTAAGTAAAATTGTTTCTCATCCTAAGTTTGAATCTTGGAGTTCAAGTGATATACCAAGACTTGTAAGGTCAAAAATAGATAGGGTTTCTACTGTTATTTTAGGTAATGCCGAAACAGAAATATTAAATTCTAACATTAAAGAAATGATACTAAAAAGACTTGAAATACCAGATATGGGTGTATCAGTTCCTTATCCTTTGTGGAATGAAATGTTTAGAGGTTTAAAGACTGAATCACTGATGTGTGTTGGTATGAGGTCAAATGACGGTAAATCAAGATTTATGTTTAAGTTAATTGCTTATTTGGCGTTATATCAGAAACAACAAGTTTGTGTATTACTCAATGAAATGTCTATTGAGAATATGAAATTTTGTTTGTTGACAACAGTAATTAACAATAAAGAATTTGAAGAATTACACGGAATACATATTACTAAAAAGGAACGAGAAATCACTCTTGGCTTATATAAAGACGGTAAAGGTGAATTTGTTATCAGAAAGCAAAATGCTGACGGTGAATTTATTGAAAGCTATGAAGATTATTACGCAAGAGTAACAAATCAATCAACAGAATTTGAGAATATTCTTAAAGTGGCTGATTGGATTGAAAAGGAAAGTAAAGGTTTGATTTTTGCTGTTGATATGGTATCAGCTTACGATAATCAAACACTTGAACTTGAAATTCGTAAACAAAATATGATTACTCAAACAAAATACTTCTTTTATGATACATTAAAAGACACTGACAGTACAGTCGGTGATTGGACAGGACTAAAAATCACTACGACTATGCTATCAGAATTGACAAGACAACTTGATATTTTTATTTACTGTTCGATACAGCTTACTGATGATACTAATTTTGTAAAACCAGAGGAATTATGTTCTTCAAATATTGCAAATTGTAAACAATTAAAGCATATATTAGACTCATTGGTTTTGTTTAAATCGGTAGATTTAAAAGATTATAATAAATATAAGTATCTTGTCTATGATTCGGAATGGGGAGATTTTGGAGAGAAAGAGCTTGATACTTCTAAAAAATATTATATTGGTGTGACCGATAAAAACAGAGTTGGTAATAAATATAAAATGGTATATCAAGTTGACCTTGATACCAACGAATGGTATGAAATGGGGCAATTAGTAATAACAGGAAGATAGTAGGTGAATAATAAATGGAAGTTCAAAAGCTAAAAGAATATATAATAAATAATGATTTAATATATAAAGTTTTAGAAAAAATTGGTTGTCATAGCATTAAAAATAAAGGGGAATATTATCAATGTGCTAATCCGGACGGAGACAACCAAACAGCTATTACTGTATATAAAGATAGTCTAAATGTTATTGATTACACAAGAAATATTGAACAGAATAATACTTCTGATATTTTTAGTTTAGTTATGTTTTTTCAGAAATGTAATTTCTTTCAATCTATGCAATTTGTATGTTCTTGTGTTGGAATAGATTATTACTACGATTTTGATAAAGAACTTCCTGAAAGTTTAAAAATTACTAAGCTGTTATTTGAATTAAGCAATTGTTCTATACAAAGTGAAGAGGAAAATCCTGTAAAGCCTATAAGTGAAAAAATTTTATCTTATTATTTTCCTTATGTCAATGATATGTTTTGCGAAGATAATATTGATTATGAAACGCAACAATTATTTGAAGTCGGGTTTGATTGTGAAACAAATAGAATAACTATTCCAATCCGTGATGAAATAGGTACTTTGGTAGGAGTTAAGGGGAGATACTTCTACCGAGAAGTTCCTGATGAAGTAAATAAGTATTTATACATTGAATCTTGCTCGAAAGGTCAAATATTGTATGGTCTTAATGTTACATATGACTATATAAAAGAAGAAAACACAGTTTATGTAGTAGAATCTGAAAAAGGTGTTATGCAAATGTTTTCGAGTGGTTATAGAAATGTTGTGGCTACTTGTGGCAAAAAAATAACTAAAACTCAAATACATAAGTTATCAAGATTATGTGGTAATATAGTGTTTTTGTTTGATAAAGATGTGGGTATTTCTGAATTACAAGGGATAGCAGATAAGTTTATTAATGGAATAAACCTTTATGCAGTTATTGATGAGGGCGGTGTTTTAGGGGAGAAAGAATCACCCTCTGATAACTATATAAAATTAAAACAGTTATTAAATGATAAGAAGAACATAATAAATTTGAGGTGATACAAAATAAGTAATAAATTAAAATATAAATTAATTGAGAATAGCAAAAATGATTTGAATAATATAATTGATACAGTTCTAAAAAATAGAGGTATTGATAATATTAATGGATATCTCTCTTTGACAGATAAAGTTTTATATTCGTATAAATTATTTAAGAATATAGACAAGGCTGTTCAATGTTTTAATAAACATACTGATAATAACAGTAATATCCATATTGTTGTTGATTCTGATGTTGATGGTTATACTTCAGGTGCTATTATGTATTCTTATATTAATGATTTGTTTCCAAATTGTAAATTGTCTTATTCTCTACATACAAAGAAGCAACACGGATTAACTAATGATATAGAAATACCAAAAGATATTGAATTATTAATTATTCCTGACGCAAGCAGTAATGATATTGAAGAATGTAAAAAGCTGAAAGAAAACAATTCAAATCTTGATATTATAATTTTAGACCATCATATTATTGAACAGGATAATCCTTATGCTATTGTTGTTAATAGCAATGACGATGTTTATCCTAATAAAGAATTATCTGGTGTCGGAGTAGTATATAAATTTTTACAGGCTCTTGATGATGTAAACCTTGAGGATAAAGCTGACAACTATCTTGACTTAGTAGCTTTGGGTAATATTGCAGATATGATGGATATAAGAGTGTATGAAACTAAAAGACTGATAGATAAAGGATTGATTCATAAAAATATAAAAAATAAAGTTTTTCGTGCATTTATTGAGCGACAACGAGATACAATCCATAATAATGTGTCAATTCATAACATTCAGTTTTATATTGTTCCGTTAATTAATGCAATGATTAGAATGGGCAGACAAGAAGAAAAGGAATTAATGTTCAAATCTTTTATAGAGCAAGATGAATACTTCGATTACAAAAAGCGTGGTTCAAATGAAATTGTAAAAGAGGATATTTATACAAGAGTGGTTCGTTTTTGTAGTAATGCTAAGACAAGACAACAAACAGCAGTTACCAAAGCTATGTGTGAGATTGAGCCGCTAATTGATAAAAATACAGATAAGGTTTTGTTTATTAATACAAGTAAAATTCTTGCTGATACCTTGACAGGTGTGTTAGCTACTAAGATTGCTGAAAAATATCAAAAACAAACTCTTTGCCTTAGAAAAACTGAAACGAAAGGCTTATATGGCGGTTCAGGCAGAAATTATAAAAATAGTTTTATCAAGAGTTTAAAAGATATTTTAACTAATACAAACTGCTTTGAAATGGTACGAGGTCACGATAATGCTTTCGGTTTAGAAATTACTTCAAACAACATTAAAAATGCAATAAACACTTTAAATAATCTTAATATTGATAGCGGTGACACTTGTAAGTTTTGTGACTTTATTATTCAGACAGATGACCTAACCATTGAAACAATGAAAAGGTTGTCTGATGTAAGTGATTATTGCGGTCAAAATATAGACGAGCCTTTGATTGCTATTGAAAATATCGAATTAAGCAGAGAACAACTTAAAATAATGGGGAAACTTGGTAATAGTTGGAAGTTTGAAACTGATAGTGGTGTTAATATTGTGAAATTTAATGTTGATTTAAAAACTGATGAAGTTCTTAACTCGTTTGATGATTTTAGTGACTATGAAACCTTGCTCATAAATGCTGTTGGCAAGGCTAATATCAATTATTACCAAGGCATAGCTACCTGCCAATTTATTATTGACGATTATGAGGTGGTGAATAAGTGGTAAAAGAACAAATTGTACATTTACATAACCACTCGTATTATTCGTTGCTTGATGGATATAGTTCGCCTATTGAATATTTACAGAGAGCAAAAGAATTAGGGTGTTCAGCTTTTGCTATTACTGAACATGGCAATGAATATAGTTGGGTATATTTTGATAAGTTAAAAGAAAAATATCCAGATATAAAAATGATATTTGGTGTTGAGTTCTATGAAGCATTTGATATGAGTGTAAGCGACACTGAAAATAAATATTTTCATTTACTTGCTTTGGCTAAAAACGAAAAAGGCAGAATAGCTATTAATGAGTTGATTACAAAAGGTGAGTTTGAGGGATTTTATTATCACGGTAGAGTTGATTTAAATGCTATGAAATCTTATGGTAAAGACCTCATTATCAGTTCTGCTTGTCTTGCTTCTAAGTTGGCAAGAGAAGCAGATTTTAATAAGTGCATAGAATATGTTAATGAATATAAATCTGTATTTCCACATTTTTATCTTGAAATGCAATCACACGATACAATAGAACAGCGTGAGTATAATAAAAAGATAATTGAACTTGCTAAGGCTACAAATACTGAATTTATTGTTACTTGTGATTCTCACGCTTCAACTAAGGAGGATTTGTATTATCAAGAGTATCTTGTAAAGATTGCTCACGACAAAGATACTCTTGGTGAAACATATAAAGATTGCTATATGCAATCTCCTGAAGAAATCCATAATATTATGGATAAACAGATTGGCAGAGAAAATGTAAGTCTTGCAATGGCTAATACCGTTAAGATAGCTAATATGATTGACGAAGTGCATATGCCGTTTCAAAAGCCACAGTTGCCGACATTCCCTATTCCAAAGGGATACAAAGATAATTATGAATACTTAGTTAAATTATGTGAAGATGGTTTTAAACAGCGTGGGCTTGATAAATTATCTGTTGATGAACAAAAAATTTATAGAGACCGGTTAGAATATGAGCTGTCTGTAATTCATCAAATGGGATTTGATGGATATTTCCTTATTGTATGGGATTTGATTAACTTCGCTAAAAGTAATGACATAGCAGTTGGTGACGGCAGAGGCAGCGGCGCAGGTTCAATAGTAAACTGGTTATTACATATTTCTACATTAAATCCTATAAAGCATAATCTTATTTTTGAAAGATTTTTAAACCCAGAAAGAGTGTCAATGCCTAATCCTTATTGGGCATTTGTTGTGAACTTTATTACTCAAAGGTGTGCTTATAATAATTAATAAGTGCTAACGGTATCAGTTGAATAAGACTTCATATCAAGGCTTACAAGCAGATATATGATTAAAAAAGACGAAGTAGCTGACTAAGAGAGCCTACGGTCTCTAATGAGATAGCAGGTAATACCGTGCTAAGTTGATTTACATTATATATAAATATAAACAAATAAAAAATAGAAAGGATGATAAACTTTATAATAAAAGTAGTTAAAGACTATCCAATGTATTATGTTTCAGAGGCGGGAGATGTATATAGTTTACATTCTGGTAAGATGAAAAAAATGAAACTTTGGCTTGATGGACAAAAAAGATATTATATGGTGTCTTTATGCAATGGGAATAAAGCACCTAAGAAAAAATTAGTACATAGATTAGTTGCAGAAGCCTTCATTCCGAACCCTAATAATTTACCAGAGGTTAATCATATTGACTACAATAATAAAAATAATAATGTACAAAATCTTGAATGGTGCGACAGGGGTTATAATATGGCTCATTGTTTCAAAAAATATACTCAGATTAGAAATTATAGACCTTGTGTTATATATCAAGATAATAATTTAATCAAAGAATTTCAAAGCGTTGCTGAAGCAAGTAGATATGCTACTAAACATTTAAATATAAGCGGAAGTAGTCTATCAAAATATAAAACATTTAAAAACTATAAATTAATATATGTAAATCAAAAAGTGTAACGACTAATTTGTACAACAGAAGATGAGTTACTGTTGGAAGTGCAACAAGATATGAATATCAAGATATAGTCTAACCTTAAACTTTATAAAATAAATAAAGGCTTATGAAAATAAGCAGAGAGGTGGATATTGACACAGACTTTAATAAGAGGGATGAAGTAATTAGGTATTTAATGGACAAATATGGCAAAGATAATGTTTGTCAGATTATCAATTTTAATTTTATTACACCTTGCGTAGCAATCAAAGATGTTGGTAAAGTATTAGGTGTTCCATATAAAGTAACAGATAAGATAAGTAAAAAGTTTGTTTATGAGAACTTTCAAGAAAATTTGGATAACGATAAGACAATCATTGAAGAATATGCTCAATATACAGATTTATTTGACATAGCAAGTCATTTGAGTGGCAGAGTGAAAACAGTATCAATGCACGCAGGTGGCGTGGGTATTGTAGACACCAAAATTACTGATTATATGGCTATGCGTTGCGGTAAAGATAATGCAAGAGTTATTAGTGTTGATAAAAGGGTAATTGAAGAAATTGGTATTATTAAATTTGACTTGCTTGGTGTTGCAACACTTTCAGTTGTTGATGATAGCGTAAAACAATCTCATTTGAATTTAGATTATTTCAACGCAAGTAATGAAGATTTTATCAATGACAAAGCCACATATGAATTATTAGCAAGTGGTAGGACTGATGGTGTATTTCAGGTTGAAAGTCAAGGTATGAAAGATATATTAATCAAATTAAAACCGACTAATATTGATGATATTTCTGCCGTATTAGCATTATATCGACCTGATAGTATGGGTGCGTTGAACGATTATATTCAATGTAAATGTGGAGAAAAACAAGCAGAGTACATTCACGAAGATATGAAACCAATTCTTGAAAGTACATATGGCTGTATGATTTATCAAGAACAGATGCTTGATATTGTTCGTAAATTTGGCGGAAGAAGTTACGGTCAGGCGGACTTGTTTAGAAAAGCAGTGGGCAAAAAGAGTGTAGAATTAGTTAAGCAAGAATCTGCAAAATTATATCAAGAAATTATAGATAACGGATATAGTGAGGAAATTGCTAAAAAAATTAGTGATGACCTTTCAACAAAAGGTGGCTACCTGTTTAATAAATCACATTCGGTATCATATTCTATGTTGACATTTAAAACAGCATATCTCAAAGCTCATTATCCACTTGAGTTTTTCACTGCTTTGCTAAATAAAAATAAAGGTGATTATGGTGCTATTAATAAATATATTCTTGATGCAAAAAGTTTTGGCGTAAGTATTTTACCACCACATATTAATAAATCCGAAGTGAATTTTTCTGTCAATGATAATGCGATAATTTTTGGTTTATCAGCCATTAATGGTATAGGTGATAAATTTGCTAATGAGATTGTAGAAGAACGCAGTTCCGGCGGTAAGTTTACAAATTTAAATAACTTTAGTGAAAGAGTTTCAGCTAACAAAAGTCAAATAATCGCATTAATTAAATCAGGTGCTTTCCCTTGTAATGACAAAGAAAAAATGTTGAAAAGATATTTTAAATCTTTAATTCCTCATAAAGAATACACGCCTGTTACAACTTTGCCTAAATTATCAGTCTTGAATGAGATGGGGATAGATACAAATTTAATTAAAACCAAAGAGGAACGATTATCAAAATATAATATTCGTAAAAAAGTAATGTTTGAAATAGAACAAGAAAAGAAAGAACAAAAAGCCTTTGATACTTATATGGAGAAATATAATAAGGATAAAGACTTTTGGGAATTTGAAATGTTATCAGTCTTTCTTACGGACAATCCGTTCAAAGAGGGTGTTCAATTTTGTAATACAGATTATGCTCAAATTGAGAATGATTGTCTTTGTACCCTAATTGGTGTTATATCTAAAGTACAAAAGAAAAAAGACAGGTATAAAAATCAGTATGCTTATGTAAATTTGTATTCCACTAACGGTATTATTGAACTAACAATATGGAGTTCGGTATTTAAAAAATACACAGACTTCATTAAGAGGGGTGAAAAGATTGCTGTACTTTGTTGTAAACGGTCAAATGATTGTTGTGAAGTTCAAGCGGTTAAATCATATGATAGGTGGTTGTATTTAAAGAAGAACGGAGGTAATATCGTTAATGGCAATTAAAAGTAAGCAAAAAAACAAGCCCATAACAGTAATTTTCCAAGCTAAAATACAACAGCAGCGTTATTACAATGATGATAGTTGTTTTGGTGTTTATGTATTCACAACTCAAAATGAAATACCTGAATATGATAGTTTAAAACCTCTTGTTTTAGCTGACGGTAGCAACTGTAATATATATATGGCTATTTTAAGTGGCTCTATGCAACAACTTATTATTGGTAACACTTATGAAGTTGAAGCTGAATTAATTTATAATAATAAATATAAATCTTGGCAATATCAGCCGATTACAGTAAAAGAAAATATGGAATTTACCGAAGATAATCAGCGTAATTATTTACTTTCTATCTTAACTGAAAATCAAGTAAATAATTTACTTAGTGTTTATCCTGATATTGTTGAAAGAGTAATTTCTAATAATGAAATTGATATTTCAAAGGTTAAAGGTATTGGAGAGGCAAAGTGGGAAAATTGCAAAGCTAAAATTATTGAAAATTATAATATTTCTGATATTTTAACTATGTTATCACCTTTGGGTGTTACTTATAATATGGTGAAAAAATTAGTTATGAGTGAAGAACAGCCAGAATTGTTAAAACAAAAACTTCTTAAAAATCCATATATAATGACTAAAATTAAAGGTCTTGGCTTTAAACGAGTAGATGATTTGGCTCTAAAACTAAAGCCAGAATTGAAACAGTCGATTGAAAGAATTATAGCTTTTACAAAATATTATTTTACATCACTTGGAGAAAATGAAGGGCATACATATGTAATGCTTGATACTTTTAAAAATGAGATGTCGAACAACATTCCTGAATGTATGAGTTTGTATGATGATTTTGTTAATTCTCAAAAACGGACTAATCTATTTCTACATTTTAGTGGGAATAAAGTTGGCTTAAAGGAATATTATGACAATGAAACAGCAGTGTTAGGATTAATTGAATATCTTAGTGGGTTTAAACCAAAGAAAATTGAAAACTATGATGAAATAATTAAAAGAGTTGAAAAGGAACAAGGTTTTAATTTTAATGATGAACAAATTGAAGTTATCAATCGGGCTATTAATCAACCTGTTGTCCTTATCACAGGTAAAGCTGGCAGTGGTAAAACAAGTATTACAAAGGCATTGCTTAGTATATTTAGTGAAAATTCATTAAAGGTATCTTGCTGTGCGTTGTCGGCAAAAGCAGCTCAAAGAATTACTGAAGCCACGGGGTTTCCGGCATCTACTATTCACAGATTACTACAATGTCAAGGTGATGAGTTTTCATACAATAAACTAAATCCTTTGCCTTGTGATGTGTTGTTAGTTGACGAGTTTTCAATGATAAATACGAAAATAGCATTATCTTTAATATCAGCGGTAAAAGAGGGAACAAGAGTTATTATGTGCGGTGACAATAGACAGTTGCCACCTATCGGATATGGTAACATATTTAATGATTTACTTAATTTAAAAAATCCTATATATTCTGTTTATAAACTTACAAAGGTTCATAGACAAGCAGAAGATTCTGGCATTTTAGTTGACGCTAATAAAATTAGAGACGGTATAGACCCAATTCCTATTAAAGAAATAAGGGTAGAATCGGGTAAAAATAAAGATATGGTTTATCGTTTTGGTGAAAGCCGAGAGGGACTAAGACGAATGGCTATTAAGTCATATTTAAATGCTGTTAAAACTAATGGGTTAGATAATGTTGTTATTATAACACCAAGAAAAGATAAGTGTATAAATTCTGTAACAGAAATTAATAATATTATTCAAGAAAATTTAATTCCTAATTCTTCTAAAGAAATAAAATATATCAATCAAGTTTATAAAGTTGGTGCAAAAATAATTCAAAGAGTAAACAATTATGAAAAAGAAGTCTTCAACGGAGAGATTGGAACATTGGTTGATATTATTTTTGCTGATAGTGGCAACATAAACGATAGTGTTATCAAGTGTGAATATAAAAATATTACTAACGAGAAAGAAAAAAGAACAGTTGAATATGAGTATAAAGAATTGGAGCAAATACAGTTGGCTTATGCTCTTACAGTCCATTTATCGCAAGGTAGTGGTTACAATTGTGTTATTGCTATCATAGACAATACTGATTATATATTATTGGATAACTGTTTGTTATATACGGCATTAACACGAGCAAAGAAAAAATGTTTATTATTAGCTGAACCGTCTGCTTATAAAAGAGCAATTAAAACCAATCACACTATTAGTCGTCAGACTTGGTTAAGCCTTATGAATGAGGATTAAAAAATAAAATATAAAAATATCAAAATCTTTATTGACTTATTAAATTTAATATGTTATCATATATAATATACTTATATTATGCAATTAAATTCACTTTTTACAATTTTGAAATTACAGCAATTAATAGATACGCAGAAAAATTCAGTGTGTTTATAGTTGGTTGATATTTTTTACAACATTGTATTGTAAAAAGCGAAAATGTTATGTAAGTAGCAATCAATATCAGAAAGGTGGTGTTGCTTATGATTTGAGATAGTTATAAATAATAAAAATATAGAAAGGAATGATTAAGTGGTACAGAAGATTGAATTAATAACTACAAAAGATGTTTCAGAATTTACTGATGTAGTGAATGGAATTGATGAAGAAGTAACTTTAATAGGAAAAGATGAAAATGGCAAAGATTGGACTATTAGCGGCAAGAGTTTTTTAGCTAATTTGCTTTTGGTTAATTCGGTAAATCGAGCAAACAACAATCCTGCACACAAGGTAGATTGGAATACTATTACTTGTATTTGCGAAAAAGATATTTATTCAAACATTAAAAAGTGGGCAGTTGGCTCGGTTATGGAGTGAGTAAATGAGACATCGCACAATTATGCTAAATATAAATTTACCAAGTAGTGATTATCAGGAATTTTTATACAAAGCTGAAAAATTAAAATCAGGCATAGTAGAAATTGCACAAGGTAATAATGTACTTTCTGGTAAAAGTTTACTTGGTCTGTCTCTTATAGATAATAGCAAGCCACAGAAACTGATTATTAGAGGCTTCTTTGATGATAGCTTTGTTGATAGTTTTAAAAAATGGGAAACAAAGAAACATAAGTAGGACAAATTGAATATGTTTAATAAGAAAGGGTGATTTTATCGGGTATAAATTAACAGTTGCAGTATTATCTTTATTGATTGTTTTAAGTGGGTGTGGACGATATATTAATTCAACTAAAACTCCACCGAAAGCTAATAAGATAAATTTTGTTAGTACATATGATACTGTTCAAAGAAAATCGGTTAAAGAAACAACTATAGAAAAAACTACAGTTTCCACAACCGAAACTACTATAAGCAAAGTTGAAACCAAACCTACTGAAACTATTGTAGTTACAGAGAGCAAAGAAGAAATTGAAAGCTATTCTGAAATTGGAAAATATATTGAAGCAGAAACAGAGCCGACAGAGGAAAGTGAAAATATTGTGACGGATAATAATTCTGATACAAATATTGATTTGCTTGCAAGGATAATTTATTTTGAGTCAGGTAGCTGTTCTGAATATTGTCAGTGGCTTGTTGGTAGTACCGCAATGAATTTAGCAAATGAATATGGTAGTTTGGAAACCGTTGCTTTTAATTATGATATATTCAATGTAGCTAATATTCTATATACAGATACTCCAAGTAGTTTATCTTATTCAGTTGCTACAAGAATAATTAATGGAGACAAGGATGTAAATGTAAGAGCCTTTAGAACGGACTATTATCATTCATTTGGCAGTCCTTATACAAATGTTGACAATGTTTATTTTAGCAGTTATTAAAGGAGACAATGATTTATAGAGGTGGTAATGTATATGTTTGTGAATAGTAACACTGGTAAATAATAAGTTAGGAGGAATTGAATGAAACAATTTGAAAAGACAGTTTATGTGAGCCACAAATATGGCGGCGACAAAAACAATCTCAAAGAAGTTGAAGGAATCATTAGAACACAGCAAAAAAGACATCCGAATTATATGTTTATTTCACCATTGCATATGTTTGGTTTTCTGTATAACGATATGTCTTATGAAGATGGGCTTGAACTTTGCCTATATCAGCTTGCCGAATGTGATGAAATATGGGTGACAGGCGAAAAATGGTACGATTCGACAGGTGTTATCAAGGAAATTGAGTACGCAAACGCACATAAAATTGATGTTTTATTCGTACAAAATGCAGAAGATAATCCACACAAAGTTGAAGGTTATGATTATGTCAAAGGTTTGATTGATGGAATAAAGGCAAACAAAGTTGACAACGATGAAGCATCTATGACAACAGCACCAATTATACATAAATATGACAATGTATGCGAGAACACTAAAAGTGCATACATAAATGAGGACAATATTATTCGTACATATATAGCTTATAATGTTGTTGACCCTCTTGTAAGGAATTTTACGAATATATGTGGTGTAGAGATTCATGCTAAATGTCCTTTCTGTAAACTTGTAAATGTAATTACGCTTAAGGATGGAGTTCCATCAAGAGTACCTTGTGATGGTTGTCATAATCTACTTGACTTTAGTCATCTTACATATGGCGATATTCTTAGAAAGAATGGGTGATTAATTGGTTTTAGCAGAAACAGTTGAAGAAAATGTTTGATAATTGGGATAAAAACAAGTTGGCATTTATACTGAGTAATTGAAGCAAGAGTAGTTATGGAAGATATTGATATTGATTTAGAAAAATCATTTACAGAAAGTGAGGAATAATTATGATAAATGTAAATTTTATTGAACTTGCGGTATCAGAGGTAAACAAGTATGTGTTAAATCATTTAGATAAGTCAGATGGTACACCTATTTTTGACATTTTTGTGGTGTGGTCGTGTAAGACTTTGCAAAACAACAAATGCCTTATCAGCACAACATTACCCGACGGGATGTATTACGAATGTACATATAATGGTGACAAAGGCGAAATGTATCTTGACGTATATAAAAAATTTGAAAACAAAAAAATTATTTGCGAAAGTAAGGAATAATTATTATGGTTTTAGCAGAAACAGTTGAAGGTATGCTTAGTAAAGATTATGAAGAGAGATTTGTTGCAGAGTATCAGCAATTATTAATCCGTTATGAAAGATTGAAGAAAATGCTTGATGATTGGGATAAGGGAGAACTATCTTTCGTTCCGACTTGCCCACGAAGTACATATGATTTGCAGATTAAAGCAATGAATGATTATAAGACTATACTTGAAGCAAGAGCAGCGATAGAAAATATTAATATAAGTTGAGGTGATTTATTGAAAGTAATTAAACGAGATGGCAGAGAAGTTGATTTTGATAAGAATAAAATCATTAAAGCTATTAGCAAGGCGAATGACGAAAGCAAAACTAATAATGAAAAGACTTTAAGTAAATCTGAAATACTTAATATTGCAAATGAAATAGAAAGAAAAATTAATCACAGCCAAAGGGCATATTCTGTTGAGGAGATTCAAGATTTAAACGAGGAATTTATTGATAATTTTGGTTGTTTTAAACTCGCCAAAAGGTATGCCATATATCGTTATAAAAGAGGCTTGGTTAGAAAAGGTAATTCAACGGACGATGCAATTTTATCATTACTCGACTTGAATAATGAAGAAATTAAACAGGAAAATTCAAATAAAAATCCTACTATTATTCCTACGCAACGAGATTATATGGCTGGCGAAGTTAGCAAGGATTTGACTGATAGAATTTTGTTACCGCAAGATATTGTAGAAGCAGATAAAGAGGGTATTATTCACTTCCACGACAAAGATTATTATGCTCAACATACATACAATTGCTGCTTATGCAATCTTGATGATATGTTACAGAATGGAACTGTAATTAGCGGAACTATGATTGAAAAACCACACAGCTTTTCAACAGCTTGTACTATTGCAACTCAGATAATCTCACAAGTGAGTTCCAACCAATATGGTCTAACTGCCATATCAAAACAACATTAACTAACAGAGTTTAGGGTTATATTATATATGGCTAACGAGGCACGGTTGAAAATGCCTATCTCGTGATTAATGAATATAAAGGAGTTTGGAAATGACTCAAATAGAAAAAATTGAAATATTAAAAGAAACTATTACTCAGTTGTACGAAAAAGAAGGTCGTTCTAAATTATATATATCAGACTTGTTGAAAATTAACAGAAAAAGTCTTACCCAAAAAATTAACGAGTGGGAACTTGTAAAAGCAGACAAAAGACATTTAAATCCATCAAATAAAAAATTTCTTAATAAGAACAGAAAAATTATAATTGATATGTTAGACAGCGATTACACTATAACTGATATTGCTCTAAGAATACAAAAAACAAGAAGTTCCTTGTTAAAAACTTTTATAAAAAACGATAAAGAGCTTTTACATCACTACAACGAATATAATAAAAGATTAAAAATTCGTTCAAATGAGAGAAAAGAATTGCTAAAAGAAAATTCTTCAAGAGAGTATTTTACAGAATCTCTTGAGGGGGAATTATGGCAAGAGATAATGGGATATTCGGATTATTTTATATCAAACAAAGGCAGAATAAAAAAGTATGTAAAAAGTTATAAGTCTTTTTACTTAAGGAAAATCGCTTACAATCAAATAAGTGGTTACGGATATGTCTGTTTGGTAAATAAAGATGGTAAGAAAAAGAATTTAAGTGTTGCAAGATTGGTTGCCCACAGCTTTGTAGAAGGGTATTCAGAAGAAAAAAACACTGTCGACCACAAGGATGGGAATAAAAGAAATAATGAGGCAATTAATCTTGAATGGGTATCGCAATCTGAAAACAATGAAAATGCTTATAAAAATGGTAAACCCCCACATAAAAGTTATTCGAGGAATGGGCGGTTTAAAAAACTCATAATAGATGGAAAATATGAATTTAAAACTATCAGAGCTGCTGCGAGATTTTTAAATCTATCCGAAACTCAAACACAAAGATATATTAGTGGCGAAACAAAAACAGAACACACATTTCAATTTATTTATTAAACTTTATGTTTATTAATTGTATCGACTATAATGTAGGAATGTTGCGAGACATTTCCGAAATATGTTGATTTGGTACGCAAACCAAATAAGAAATAGTCAGATTTAATTATACACGAAAATATAATTAAAATACGGGTCAGTCAATCACCCTTTCTCATTTAGCACCATTTGTAGATGTGTCAAGGCAGAAAATTAAAAATGAAATTATTGATGAGATTAATGAGGGTGTTGAAAAAGGGGAAATCCAGATATGTATTAATTCTGATAAATATTATCGCTATATTAACAGAGTTACCGAGAAAAGACTAAAAAAGGAAATTACAAAAGGTGTTCAGACGATACAGTACCAAGTTGAAACATTGATGACAACTAACGGTCAAGCACCGTTTATTACTGTTTTTATGTATCTCAATGAAGCAAGGAATGAACAAGAAAAGAATGACCTTGCAATGATTATCGAGGAAGCTCTTAAACAGAGGTATCAAGGTGTAAAGAATGAGGAAGGTGCGTGGATTACACCTGCTTTCCCAAAACTGATTTATGTACTTGAAGAAGATAACATTACTGAAAATAGTAAGTATTGGTATTTGACTAAGTTAGCAGCTAAATGTTCAGCAAAAAGACTTGTTCCAGACCCTATTTCTGAAAAGGTGATGAAAGAATTAAAAGAGGGAAATTGTTTCCCTTCGATGGGATGTCGCAGCTTCCTCTCACCGTATAAAGACGAAAACGGAAACTATAAATTCTATGGTCGATTTAATAAAGGTGTTGTGACAATTAATCTTGTCGATGTAGCTTTATCATCGGGTAAAGACAAAGATAAGTTCTGGAAAATCTTTGATGAAAGATTGGAACTTTGTCATAAAGCATTACTTTGTAGATATGAAAGATTAAAAGGTACACTTTCAGATGTAGCACCTATAGTGTGGCAATATGGAGCATTAGCAAGACTTAAAAAGGGGGAAACCATTGATAAATTGCTTGTTGGTGGATATTCTTCAATTTCGCTTGGTTATGCAGGTTTATATGAATGTGTCAAGTATATGACAGGTAAATCTCATACTGATACTGAAGCAACACCATTCGCACTTGAAATTATGAAATATATGAACAAGAAGTGTGATGAGTGGAATAGTCAGTTAAACTTAGGTTTTTCTTTATATGGTTCGCCTATAGAAAACACAACATATAAATTTGCAAAGTGCTTACAGAAAAGATTTGGAATTATAGAAGGTGTCACTGATAAAAACTATATAACAAATAGTTATCATATTAATGTTAGGGAAAATGTTAATGCTTTCGATAAACTTAAATTTGAATCGCAGTTTCAAAAATTAAGTTTAGGCGGTGCAATTAGTTATATAGAAACTTCTAATTTACAAAATAATATTGAAGCTGTTTTATCAGTTTTTAAATTTATTTATGACAATATTATGTATGCCGAATTAAACACAAAGTCTGATTATTGTCAAGAATGTGGATATGACGGAGAAATTAATATTGTTAAAAATAATGACGGTAAATTAATTTGGAAATGCCCAAATTGTGGTAACACAGATGAAAACAAGTTGAATATTGCAAGGAGAACTTGTGGGTTGGTTATAAGCCCACTTTAAACCGAATAAATTGCGGGGAAGTCCCCATAACCTTAATGGCTACAACATAGCTGGAAACGGCAAGTGTGAATGCGGTATAGGATTAAATCTGTCAGTCTGAAAGGATAGAAACCATAAAAACATTAAGCAAGGGATTACCGAGTGTGCAAGTCACTCTTACGCAACGAAACTCCTTAACAGGTAATGCTGATGGAGGACGCTCAACGACTATAATTTCGGGGATTTGTTTCTTTTTATATAAGAAAGAAACAATGGGATTGTATAGTCTACTCCCCTAATAAATATCGGGAAACCGAGGGTATAAAAGGATATAGGAACAAATTTCTGGAATCAAGGAAGAACACAAGAAATCAAAGAAAGATATATTCACTTAGGTGGAAACGAATAACTAATAATGAATTATATCAAAATAACAAAAAATGATATAGCCAATGGGGTTGGTGTTAGAACAGTATTATGGGTAAGTGGTTGTACTATGCGTTGTAAGGAATGTCATAATCAATCAACTTGGGATTTTAATGTAGGTCAGCTATTTACAAATGATACGATGAATGAGTTGTTAAATTCACTAATCCCTGATTATGTTGCCGGTTTAACATTATCAGGTGGGCACCCATTGGAAAAACAAAACCAACAGCAGATAGCCAATATAGTAAAAACGGTTAAAGCTAAATATCCAACTAAGACTATTTGGTTATATACAGGTTATTTATATGAGAACATATTGAAAATGCCATTTGTGGCAAGGAACATATTGCCTTATATAGATATTCTTGTTGATGGAAAATATGATTGCACCAAGCGAGACATCACACTTGCTTGGTGTGGTTCATCAAACCAAAGAGTTGTAGATGTTCAAAAAAGTTTAAAAGAAAATAAAGTGATTTTATTTAAAGAGGAGTGAAAAGTATAGAATTTTTAAAAAATCCCTTTAATTATACGGGTGCAAAATATAAATTGCTACCTCAATTATTACCATTATTCCCTGATAGAATTGATAATTTTGTGGATTTATTCGGAGGGGGGGGGGAGAAGTATCATTAAATGTAAAGGCTAATTCAATAGTTTACAATGACAAATGTAAGCCGTTGGTAAATATTTTTAAAAATTTAGATAACGATTTTGTTAATGAGGTTAAAGAAATTATTAATAAATATAAACTTGATAAATGGAATAAAGACGGTTTCTTAAAACTTCGTTCTGTGTATAACAACTTGTTAAAAGATAATTTGAACAGAGAAAATGCTGTTGCTTTGTATTGTTTGCTTGTACACGCATTTAATTATCAGATAGCTTTTAATAGCAAAGGCGAATATAATATGCCCTCTGGTGCAAGTAGGTCATATTTCTCTAAATCTTTGGAAACAAAATTAAATAAATACATAGATGAAATCGGTAAAAGAAATATCAAATTTTATAGTGAGGACTTTCATAATTTATCATTTGATAATCAGGATTTTAAAAACACATTTTACTATTGCGACCCACCTTATTTGATTACAGTAGGAGCATATGAGAGAGATTATTTTTGTAAATGGTCTGAAAGTTATGAAAGAGAACTGCTAAATTTATTAGACATTCTTGATTATAAACAGGCTAAATTTGCTTTATCAAATGTCTTAGAACATAAAGGTAAAAGCAACGATATTTTAAAAGAATGGTCTAAAAAATATAATGTTCATTATTTAAATATGGATTATAAAAATTGTAATTATCAAACAAAAGATAAATCGGCAAATAGCAGTGTTGAAGTTTTAATTACGAATTATTAAGGATATACAATAACATTTTTATGAAAGGTTGATGTAGTGCGTTACCAAGGCGGAAAGAGTAGAATTTCAAAACAAATTTCATATAAAATTAAGGAAGTGACAAATGCAGTATCAAGGTGGCAAATCAAGAATTGCAAAGAGAATAGCGAACATTATAGACTCGTGCTCAACGGGGGGGTGCTTCGTCAGCTTGTTTTGTGGAACTTGCTCAATAGAAAGCAAGTTGTCGGCTAGTTTTGATAAAATGATATTAAATGACAAACATAAGTATTTAATAGACTTGTTAGCAGGTGTACAGAACGGCTATAAATTACCAGAGTTTATTTCGGAAGAACAGTACAAATACATTCGCAAACACAAAGATGAAGATAGTATCTTAACTGGTTTTGTTGGTTTTGGTTGCAGTTTTGGTGGTAAATGGTTTGGTGGATATGCAAGAAATAAAACTAATACAAATTATGCCTTGCAAAGCAAAAAGTCTTTGTTAAAAGATATGAGCACACTTCAAGCAGCCCATTTTACTTGTCAGGACTATAAAGATGTAAAACTTTCAGAAGGTTGTGTGATTTATGCTGACCCACCATACAATAATACAACAGGGTATGGCAACGAAAAATTTGATAGTAGTGAATTTTGGGAATATGCAAGGAAAACAAGCAAGGAACATTTAATGTTTATTTCAGAACAAGAGGCACCAGATGATTTTGTTGCCATTTGGGAAAGACCTTTTACAAGAACTCTTGATAAAAATAAACAAAATCAATTTAAGGTAACCGAAAAATTATTTATACATAAAAATTGGCTTAAACAATTAAATAATGATGAAATAAATTAGTAAGGGAATGATATTTAAAATATGATTATTGTAAATGATTTTCCAATATCAAAAGAAAACATAGAGGCATATTGCAATATGGCGATTGTGGTTAGAGATAACTTAAATGCGTTGCAACTTTGTTCAGAAAAATACAATGAGTTTAAATCAGAATTAAGTTCATACAATGGAAATCTTGATGATTTGCTACATCAGATTACTTTAGACAGTACAACTGATAGTCAAAAAGTAAAATTAATAAACAAATTGTCCGAAGTAAAAGCAGAGCAGACAGCAGTGAAAGATTTTATAGAGGTATTTCTCCCTATAAAAGAATGGCTTTCAAAAAATTATTATATACTTGATGAACTTAAATCAGCAATTAATAAAACAATTAAAAACAAAGACAGACAAGTTAAAAGAAGATATGTTTACAGAACTAATATTGTCAAAGAAACGCTAAACAAGGAGGACTAAGAGCTAATTGATACAATTAATTAATAATGATTGTTTAAATGAATTATCATTAATTAAAAGTGAGAGTGTTGTGACCTACTTGTAACTTTATTGGTGTAGAAATCGACAAAGATTATTACAACATTGCATAAGAAAGAATAAACAATACTAAATATAATGAGGTGATATAATTAACAAAGTCCAACTAATAAACAGGGACTGTATTGAGGCTATGAAACAGATTCCCGATAAGTCAATAGATATGATTTTATGCGACTTGCCTTATGGAACAACACAATGCAAATGGGATGCTATCATTCCATTTGAACCGTTGTGGAAAGAATATAAACGCATTATAAAAGATAATGGGTGTATAGCGTTGTTTAGTAGCCAACCATTTACAAGTTCATTGGTAATGAGCAATCCTAAAATGTATAAATATGAATGGATATGGCAGAAAACTCACCCAAAAGGGCATTTAAACGCTAAGAAGATGCCAATGAGGGCACACGAAAATATTGAAATTTTTTATAAAAAACCACCACTGTATAACCCACAAATGACTTATGGGCATACAAGAAAGATTGCTAAAACAAATTACATAAGGGAATCAGACGGTAATAGCTGTTACGGAAGAGAAATAAGAAATACATTTTATGACAGCACAGATAGATACCCATTAGATGTACAAGTATTCAGTAATGGCAATCAGTGTAACAAACTTCACCCAACACAAAAGCCTGTAGCATTATGTGAATATTTAATTAGAACATACACAAATGAAAATGATACAGTTCTTGATAATTGTATGGGTTCAGGAACAACAGGTGTTGCTTGTAAAAATCTTAATAGAAATTTCATTGGTATAGAAATTGATGAAAATTATTTTAATATAGCGAAACAAAGAATTGGTGAATAGCATTATAAACCTTAGATTGGGGTGGTAACTATAAAAAGAATAATTAAGAAAAGTATGGCACAAGATACTGTGAATCTAAAATTCTTTAAGTGTAATGCTTGTAAATGTATTTTTGAAGCAACTATAGATGATTGTGATTGGGTTTGCCCAATTAATTCTACAACTACAGTTTTTATATCACTTTGCCCGTCTTGTGGGAAAGTATGTTACAAAGAAGAAATAAAGGAACAAACAATGAGAGAAAAAGAACTTGAAATAAATGAGCTCAAGAAAAGGAATGAAGAAAAGGGAAACAATTTGATAAAAATAGAAAATGAATGTGTAGATTGTCCTAAAGAAATAGGCTGCATTGGCGACCTATGCCCTTACAAAAATGTTACACGATATTATTGTGATTGCTGTGAGCAAGAGAGTGAACTATACAATTTTGACGGGGAAGAGTTGTGTGAGGATTGCGTAAGAACAAGACTTAAAGAGTGTTTTGATGATTATACACTTAAAGAACAGGCGGAAATATTAGGACTCGATTTGAGTAAAGTTTGAACATTAAATAAAATACAATTTAAAATAAAGGAGAATAGTTAATGGTTTATTTAACAGATTTAAGTTTAAAATATGCAATAGATATGTGTTTAGAAAAGCAAGGGTTTGAAGCAACCATTGTAATTCTTGAAGATGATAATAAAAGCATTTGATTTTTTAGTTATAAACATCAATAAAAGAGGAATTGCTGTTGGCAAACAATATATCAAAAAAGAAGGAGGTATGATTACATTTTTCAATAGTAGTCGTATCCGTGTTATTTTTTCATCAACAACTGAAAGGTATATTCGTTGTCATTTATTAATTATTGATAATAGAATTAATGGCGATACAATGAGAACATTAAGAACATTTGAAATAAGAAATTATAATAGTGAAAAATTTAACAAGGAAACAAAAGGAGAACAACTTATGAATATAGTACAGGTTAATTTTATTAATAGTATTACGCAGAAAAGATATACATATAAAGTTCCAAACGGTATTAGCCTTAACAAAGGTGATATTATTCGAGTGAGAAATAAAAATGGTAAAGAAGCTATTGCCGTTTGTGTAACCAATAGTGAAAATCTTTCTGACAATGCCGTTGATATGGTTATGGACGGTCTTGATGTATTGAGCAATGTTATAGGTGTGTATAACTTAGTTAAATTTTAGGAGATGACTAATGAGTAATGGGTTTAAAAATGGGAGTGGTGAAATGAAAGACAACTTAGAAGCAAAAGCAGACAACTTAAAAGCCTTAAAAGCAGAGAACAGAATTGATAGCGATAATGAACTATATTCTTATATAAAAGATTTTGCAATATTAAAATTGAAAAGCGAGACTAAACGAGAAAATTTTTTAATTCGACAATCAATGAGTTTGCAGATAATATCTTTGTTTACAATAATTGCTTTGTTTATAACGGCACCTACTGTTATTGAGTATCGTGGTAAAATACCCCTTGAGTTTTTATTATTTTCGTTTTCAATAATTACAATATTTTTATTGATTAGTTTACTATTCGCTTCGTTGGTACAAAAGAAAGAGCTACAGGCAACCATTCCTGATGTAGATGTGTTTATGCAACATATGATAGACAATTATGAAATTTATTTGTCGTCTATTCAGCGAGATAGAGCGTTTGCTGAACTTGTAGGGAAAGTACAAAAATGCAAAAACAAAATAAATAACAAAAGAACAAAAAAGATTGACTGGTCTATGTGGTTATTTTATGCAGCGTTATCTTTAATAATTGTTTTTATTGGTTCGTACATAATATTTAGATAAAAAATAATACAATGAAATGTAACAAAGGAGAATGATAAATTATTAAAGGATATGAACTTATAAATTTCTGTGAATTTGACAAGTTTGCAGAGCGAAGTTATTGTGCAATTCACGGAGTTGATAAGAGCTTGAATTTAGGAGATATTACTTTAGTTGACGAAACAAAACTTACACCTTTTAATATGATTTGCGGAGGTAGTCCTTGTCAGGACTTTTCAGTCGCCGGCAATCAAGCCGGAAGTAAATGGAAATGTAAAGATTGTGAACACGAATATAATCCTCTTACAGTACATTACTCCAAAAGACATCAATGCCCAAATTGCGGTAGTGAAAACCTTGATAAAACGAGAAGTTCTTTACTTGTTGAATGGTTAAGAATCATTAAAGCCAATAAGCCTAAATGGGGCATCTACGAAAATGTAAAAAATATTGTCGGTAAGAAATTTCAAGAAACATTTAATATGTTCATTAACGAACTTCACGAATACGGTTACAATACATATTATAAAGTTCTGAACTCAAAGGACTTTGGTGTTCCACAAAATAGAGAAAGAGTTTATCTTATTATCATCTTAAAAGAGTTTGATAACGGTCAGTTCAAATTCCCAGAGGGCTTTGATAATGGCAAACGCCTCAAGGATGTTCTTGAAGATGAGGTTGACGATAAATATTATATCAATACTCCAAAAGCCCAAGAGTTGATTGATGATTTAATCAGCAACGGAAAGTTAGATAAAGATGTTTCAAACACTATAAGGGCTGGGGGGAGAGGAAGCATAGACCGACATCAATGGGATATGGTTCAGGTATAACAGGGTTATTTTCAAAACAATGCGGTCAATTTGACAAAGAAATTGATGTTGCTAATACTTTACTCGCAAGAGATTATAAAGGTTTTGGCAATCAGTCTATGAACGGAGTTATTGAATATGGAAAAGATGAGTGAGAATAAAATTGAAAGACTTGCACATATTGGAGTAGGGGGGGCAGAAAGGCTGGATTTATTCAGCCAATGGTTGTTCTCCATCTTTAACTGCTACACAGTATAAAGACCCTACCAAAATAATTATATCAGTTAGGAAAGATTAAAATAAAAGAAAATAAAAAATTAAAAGTTATTAGACTTGGGAATATTTATAAACCGACTAAATATGTCTATGAAAAATAAAAACGAGAAAAATAAAAACGAGCCAAAATTGCTTGGTGGTTTTGGGGAAATTAATTTTGGAAAGCAATACAGGCAAGGCAACAGAGTTTATGATAGTGACTATATTGCAATGTGTTTATGTGCCTCACCAATAGGAAATATAGGGGGGTACAGTTATTTGTATCTAATGAGGACAAAGAATGATGAACAAAGTAATTAAAATAGGTTGTATTTATTCTAATCCTAAAAACATTGGTGGTAATGGCAGGGGGCAATTTATGATATTAATGGGATTGCTCCTACCATTGTAACAATGTCTGGCGGCGGTAACAAGCCAAATATTATAATTAGAAATCAAAGCAAAGGAAAATAATAAATGAAAATAGTATGTGAACAAAGATGTGATGAAAGATTCCGAACATTTCAAAATGGAAATACAGAAATAATCAGAATTATTAATAATGAGGGGTAAAAGAATGATTGAAAACGATAAAAATTGTTATAGAATTAGAAAATTAACACCACTTGAATGTTGGCGACTTATGGGGTTTTCAGACGAAGATTTCATTTCAGCAAAACTTGGTAATAGAGAATCTGCGAAAGAATTAATCAAGAAATATGAATCTGATAATCATTTAGCAATGATGCAAAAGGTTGAAAGTGAATCTAAAATGTCGAACAGCCAACTTTATAAACAAGCAGGAAATTCCATTGTAACAGATGTTTTATATTACATATTTAAGGAATTATATACTGCAATGCCATATTTATTTGATAATTTGAAAGTAAGTAGTTATTTCTCTGGAATAGGTGCTTTTGAAATAGCACTTGATAGATTATTTAGTGACATCAACGATAATAAATTATCACCAAATAAAGCAGATAGAGTAATGGCAAAGGAGAATGATAAATAATTAATAAAAAACTAAAAGTTCTAAGCCTGTTTGACGGAATCAGTTGTGGAATGATAGCTTTACGAAAGGCTAATATTCCTGTTGAAAGTTATGATGCTTATGAAATTGATAAATATGTCATTAAAGTATCAGAACATAATTTTCCAGAAATAAAGCAACACGGTGATGTGTTTAATGCTGATTTTAGTCAATACAATGGTATAGATATTCTTATGGGGGGGTCGCCTTGCACTTATTGGTCGATTGCTCAAAGAAAGAATAGAGAAACAGAACTAAGTGGTCTTGGTTGGAACTTGTTTCAGCAATACATAAAAGCACTTAAAGAAACTAAACCAAAATATTTTATATATGAAAATAATTATTCAATGAGTAAATCCATAAGAGATAGTATAGATAAATCTTTTGGGATTGAGAGCATAATGATTAATTCAGCTTTAGTATCAGCACAGCAGCGTAAACGCTTATATTGGGTTGGTAAAAGGAATGATGATGGTAGTTATAGTAAGGTAGACATTAAACAACCTATTGATAAAGGTTTAGTTGTGAATGACATTCTCGACAGTGGAACATCTTGGACTGATAAAAGCTATTGTTTAACAGCGAGCTATAATGGTGCTGTAGCTTGGAATACGATTGAAAGAAAACAAAGAACTATGATAGCTGAATCTGTTAATTTTGATATTTCAACACCTACAAAAGTTGGAGCAATGCCAAGACCTAATGGAGAATTAAGCAAAAGTCAAGCTTTGAGATTATACTCGACTGATACAAAAGGTGTCTGTTTAATGGGCAATGGCGGTGGATTAGGCACTAAAACGGGGTTATATGTAATACCTCAATTTGAAAATAATCTTAAAAAAGATACTGTTTATAAAGTAATAAACAAGACAATTAACATTAAAGGTAAAAATTATCCGATAAACTTAAAAGACGGATATTATACAATAAGGAAATTAAGTGTGAGTGAAGCAAAAAGATTACAAACTATACCTGAATGGTTTGATATGAGTGTGATTAGTAATAATCAAGCATATAAATGTTTAGGCAATGGTTGGACTGTTGATGTTATTGCTCATATATTGAAAAATATTAAGGAAAACAAAGAGAGTTAAGATAATGAAAAAATAAGTTTAGTTTTAAATTAATAGCAATTATTCTTGCTATTATTATTGCCGTTTCAATGATGTTTGTATTCGGTTTCAATGGCGTTAAAAACAAGGCGATTTCTTATGAGGAGCAAATCAGTACGGCACAGTCTGACATTAAAGTACAGGAAAAGCGCAGAACAGACCTTATACCTAACCTTGTTGATTGTGTTAAACAGTATGATAAGCACGAATATGAAACCCTAATGGCTGTTGTCGAAGCAAGAGGCACATCGTCTGATAATTCTGTAAACGAGATTCAGACTATGATTAACGCAGTCGCAGAGGCTTATCCAGAATTAAAGAGCAATGAAAACTACAAAGAATTGATGTCGGAACTTACAACCACAGAAAATTTGATTGCAAATTATCGAAGTAATTTTAATAAATTTGTTAAATCTTATAATCAGTATGTAAGGCAATTTCCGAACAGTAATATTCTTGATATGCTCGGCTATGAGGTGATTGAATATTCATACTTAAATTATGATGTATCGGAAGATGCACCAACAAATCTTTTCGGAGATTAACCTATGGATAAGAGGTTAGTAACCAAGCGTGAAATCCTCTTTAGTATTGTCATTATTGCTGTAATGCTTGTGTTTGGTTTTATAATTTCATCCGGAATAAGTAATTCTTTAATGAATGATTATCAGGAATACAACACAGCATTACAGATAGACAATAACAAAGATGTATTTCAACACGGTATGAGAACAAACATAGGTAACGCTTTCGTATATGGTGAACTTAAAGCTGTTGATACAGTTTCTTATGATGAAATCGAGGGAGACTTTTCCTACATAAAGAAAGTCAAAGAGAAATATACAAGACACACAAGAACGGTAACAAAAACGAGAACTAACTCAAAAGGCGAAACCGAAACATATACGGAAACAGAAGGATACTATACTTGGGATTATGTTAGTCAAGAATCAAAAAGTTCTACAAAGATTAATTTTATTGGTGTTGAGTTTCCTTATGGCAAAATTCATTTACCAAGTGAAAGAAAAATAAAAACAATATATGCAGATGGTGATTGGTGGCATTCATCGGGAGATATAAGATATGTGTATTATGCTGTTCCTGCCGAATGTAAGGGAACACTATATGCTGTACTTGGGGATAATACAATCTCAAATGTCAGCTTTAACTATGATAAGAGTATTGAAGATACAATTGAAAGTCTTGAGTCAGGATGGCAAATAGTAGGCTTTTGGATTATTTGGATAACATTCATATGCGGGATAGTTGTAGTTTTCTATCTTATTGATAACAGGTGGTTAGAGGATAAAGTAAATGGTTGACGAAACAAAACTATACAGAATTACAGAATAAAAGGAGATAAAATGAACAAACAAATTTTTATTATTAATGGCTCAGGTGGAGTAGGTAAAAGTACATTTTGTAGAATGCTATTTTTGTTTAACAACAAGTTTCCCGGTACAAGCGTACCTATAAAAATAATTTCATCAGTAGACCAAATTAAAAAAATTGCAGAATTTGTAGGTTGGAACGCTGAATTTAAAACCGAAAAAGATAGAAAATTTCTATCTGACCTCAAAAGCCTATGTAGTAAATATAATGATTTTATATTTAATTATATCGCTGCACAAGTTAAATCATTCAGAGAGGACTATAAATATGTGTTATTCATACACATCAGAGAACCAAAAGAAATCGAAAGAGTAAAACAAGCATTTAATGCTAAAACAATTCTTATTAAGCGTGACAGTGTAAAACATATTACATCCAATAAATCCGATAGAGAGGTGTTTGACTATGACTACGATATTGTAATTAATAATAACGGAAGTAAAGATGAACTTCTTGATATCGCTGAAGAATTTTGCGAGGACTTATTGGATAATAAAATTAAAAGCGAATATCAAAGTAAGAAGGTAACTATTGAATGAAAATAAAAAAGGCAATAAAAATAATATCTAATAGATACAAAGCAAAGCCAATTTTTACAGAAGAGAAAGAGTTTATTGAATCGCATTTACCACAAATTGCCCCTATCCCTAATGATTGTTGGATTAGTGGAGGCTCAACTAAAACTGTATTCGTAGATTTATACTCATCTGAATATCTATTTAAATTTAAGGTGGGAAATGGTGGAAAATTCATCTTATTAAAAGACAACAGGTCTTTATTTGAAAATTATACCCCTGTATCATTGAAAGATACAATAGAATATGAAAAAGAAAGAATAAACGATTTGTATAATAAGTGCGTACATAGGTTGACCGATTATGTCAAAAGCAACCCCCATAAAATATATAAAATAAATCATTCAGGGGGCAAAGACAGTGAACTTGTAATGTCTGTTTGGAATGATATGTTAAAAATGTTAGATTTTACACCTAACTATGAGTTTATATTTTTAAACACTTCTAATGAAGTAGCAGATGTATATAAGCGAATCAAACAAATTCCTGATATAAGAATTATTAATCCCCAAATAGGATGGAGGCAATGGATAGAAAAAACAAATTATACTTTTCCAAATATTTTTAGACGAAGTTGTTGTTCTGTATATAAAGAAGGTCAAGCTAAAAAAACATTTGACATTGACACAGACATAGTACAAGTATTGGGCGTTAGAAAATTTGAAAGTACAAAAAGAAGTAAATATAATTTTATTATGGACAATGAGTTTAATGCTAATTTATTTAAAAAAGATATTTATCCTAAAAAATGGATAAAACTTGCACCAATTATTGGTTTACAAAATGTTGATGTATGGTTACTCTTGTTGCTTAAAAAAATACCAATCAATAGAAGGTATCGTCTCGGCTATAGTCGTGTAGGTTGTCTTATATGTCCTTATTCCTCAACATATGATGATGAAATAACAAAAACCTACTATAAACATCAATACGAATGGTTTGTTAAAGCTATTGAACAAAATTACGATAGACACGGAGCTAAAAGATTAGGTTGGACTATGCAAGAATGGGTAAACGGAGCTTGGAAGTGTCCAAAGTGTAAAAACACTGAACTTTTACAAAGCAAGCCGTCTGATGAGAATGTTAAATTGTACGCTCGGATAAAAGGACTTTCAGAGAATATGGCAAGGAAATACTTTAACAGAACTTGTGGAAATTGTGGTCGTAAAATGGTAGAAAATGAGATAGCAATGTTTTATAAATTATGTGGTAGATTTGAAAGCGTTGCTGATGACAGAGAAGTTTTATGTAAAAAATGTTTATGTAAACAATTAAATATGACTATAGAAGAATATAATCAGGAAAACATAGATTTTATAGAGCAAGGCTGTAATTTATTTTAACGAAAATATCAAAGCAAGGAGAATTGAATGGGCAAAGTAATTATTTTACCAGAAACAACTAAAAATCCAATTACATTGATTGGTGAAAGAGCCGGTTATTGTTGGGGCGGTGATGTGTCAAACCCCGAAAAAAATTATAAGCGAGGTCTTGATTGTATTAAATCAAACCACGGCAGAACTTTTGAGTTTGTAAATATTGAAACTGTTATCACAGGTTATTCAGCAAGAGTTATTCGTGAGTGGTACACACATATTGGCGGTAGTCCTACAAGGCTACAAGAAAGTACAAGATATGTTGATGGTACTAATTTTGATTATGTAATACCACCAAGTATTACATCAAACGAAGCTTTGGAATATTATCATAATGCAATGATGGCAATAAAAGAAGCTGTTACAAATCTTAAGTCTTGTGGCGTTCCAAAAGAAGATTACGCTATGCTACTTCCTTTGGGTATGGAAACAACTATTGTTGACAAGAGAAATTTAAGAAATATTGTTGATATGTCAAGACAAAGAGAGTGTAATAGAGCGTATTGGGAATACAGGAATTTATTTGCAGATTACAAAAAGGAATTATCCAAATATTCTGACGAGTGGAAAACATTGACTGATTTATTATTTATGCCAAAATGTGAGGTTTTTGGTTATTGTCCAGAAAAGAATAGTTGTGGCAGAAAATCTAAATGCAAAGAGTGATAACACAAAGAAATTAAAGGGGTTGATAATATAGCAAAAGATTGGACAGGCAATTACAAGAGCGTTTATACAACATTAGGTGCTTCTAACCATACAGACAAAGTAAGAGAAGAAAATGATTATTATGCTACCGAACCAAGAGCGACAGAATTATTACTTGAAGTTGAAAAGTTTTCCCCTAATATTTGGGAATGTGCTTGTGGAAGTGGAGAAATTTCCAAAGTTCTTGAAGATAATGGTTATAATGTAAAATCAACTGATATTGTTTATAGAGGTTTTGGAGAAGAACAGTCGATTGACTTTCTTAATTCAAAAGAAAATACATATGATGGTGATATTATCACCAATCCTCCATTTAAGTACGCACTTGAATTTTGTCAGAAAGCATTAAGTATTATATCTAACGGACATAAAGTGGCAATGTTCTTAAAATTGCAGTTCTTAGAAGGTAAGAAAAGAAAATCATTCTTCTTGGACAACCCACCTAAAACTATTTATGTTTCAAGTTCAAGATTGTTATGCGCAAAGAACGCTGATTTTCAACGAATGAAAGATGGTGGCGGTAGTGCAGTAGCCTATGCTTGGTATGTGTGGGAAAAGGGATATAAAGGTAATACAGTTGTAAAGTGGATAAATTAACATAAGGGCTTAAAATGAGAATTTTGAAACAAGGAAGCAAAAGTCAATACAACCCACCTGTATGATATTAATACAAAAAGTAAAGAAAGGAAAGATAGATTTGAAAACTAATTCTTATAGATATGTTAAAAAGCCAATTATTATTGAAGCTTTTAAGTATGAAAGTGATTTAAGTGCTAATGGTAAAAATTGCGTTCCGAGTTGGGCTATCGAAGCATATGAAAACGGAATACTTTACTACAAAGAAACAGATGATAGTTCTTCGGAATTATTTGCAAAAACACTTGAGGGTGATATGCTTTGTGAAGTAGGTTGTTATATTATACAAGGCGTTGAGGGTGAAATTTACCCGTGCAGAAGTGATATTTTTGACAAGACTTACGAAAAAGTGAAAGACAGTATTTTTTACAAAACTTATACTGATGAAGGATTTTTAGTGAGGCGTTTGAGTAATGAGTAAGGTGCCCTAATACATAATGAATTTATTTTTTATAGCAACAATTATTATAACTATTTTGTTTGTCATTATAGGTATTAGCCTTGTTGGTTGGCAAATTAAAGAGAAAGCCTTTACAGGTAATCGAGAAGTAATACTTATTATTATTGATTCATTATATTTTGCAGAAGTGTTTGTTATATTATTAAGCGCATATATAAATTTGAGGTGATTGTATGAAGAAAAGAATGAGTGTGGTTTTAATAATTATTCTTATATTATTGCTACTTGTAGGTTATTCCGAGATATTGCTGCTACTTATAGGTTGTTCCGAGAGTACAAAACAGAGTAACAGTGAGAATACATATGAGAAATATAGTTTTACCACAATAATGCATAGTGATGATTACAACATTGTGTATCAAAACGAAACAAAAGTTATGTATGTAATGTCAACAGACTATTATAATATAGGAAATTTTACCGTCCTCGTTGACGAAAATGGCAAGCCGATGTTGTATAAAGAAAATTAAAAACAATAAAACCTTCAAAAAAAAGAAAGAGGTGGTTATGATTTCTCACAAATATTCAAAACCAAAATATTCAAATCAGCAAATATATCTATCGTCAGCAAAGAAACATTATTTCAGTTTTGATGAAGTTAGGCGTATTTATAAGGTTTGTGACGATTTTAACATTAGATTGAAGTGGCATCAAAAAGTAAGGCTGTTCTTTATTGGAATTATTCCAAACAAGATATTCAACAAACTTTACGACTTTAAACATTTAAAATATTCAAGAAGAATTAATAAGACAACCAAACCATTCAAATGCAACTTAAAATAAAAAAGCAGGTGAATAAAATATGATTTTAGTAACAGGAGATATTCACGCCAATATAGATATACATAAATTGTCATCTAATAAATTCCCTTTGGGTAATTCCCTAACTCGTAAAGATTATCTCATTATTTGTGGCGATTTTGGTCTTGTGTGGGATAATAGTAAAAAAGAGAAATGGTGGAGAGAGTGGTTAAATAATAAACCTTGGACTACCTTGTTCATAGACGGAAACCACGAAAATTTTGACTTGTTAAATTCATACCCCGTTACAAATAAATGGGGTGGTAAAGTTCATCAAATTGAAGATAATATTTATCATTTAATGCGTGGACAAGTTTTTAATATTGACAATAAAAAGATTTTCACTTTTGGTGGTGCTAAAAGTCACGATAAAGATAACAGAGTTAAAGGTATATCTTGGTGGGAAAACGAATTGCCAACGCAAAATGAAATGGACGAAGGTATCAGCAATCTTGAAAAGAATAATTGGAATGTAGATTATATAATAACCCACTGTTGCGATTCTAAAACAACAAAAGCTATACCTATTAATACAAATATATCTGACGATAAGTTTAACAAATACAAATACAAATTTAAAACTGATTACTTAACAGATTATTTGCAAATGATTGACGACAAACTGTCATACAAACATTGGTTCTGTGGACATCATCATATAAATTGTATTATAGACAATAAAGTTCTTTTATACAATTCTATTATCAACTCGTTGACAGTGCTTTAAATTGTTTATGTTTAGCTTGTGTTAAGAAATATTTTAAATAACAAATATGATTGCTCGTTAATAATAAAAATGTAATACAAGCCAAATACAGAGCAAATAGAGGTACTTTACAACTACTAAATACAAACAACAAAGAAAGGACAAATACATATGAAAGTAAATATAAAGAAAATTAATTCAAACGCAATAACTCCGACCTATGGTTCAACCGAAGCAGCAGGGCTTGACTTGTATGCCTTAATTGATACAGAAACTAATTCCTTATTTATTCCGTCACACGCAACGGTAAAAATTAATACAGGCATTGCAATGGAAATTCCAAAAGGTTATTTTGGTGCAGTATATGCTCGTAGCGGTTTAAGTATCAAGAATGGTCTTAGACCTGCAAATTGTGTTGGTGTTATTGATAGTGACTATCGTGGTGAAATTATTGTAGCACTATATAATGACTCTATGGAAGATAAAATTGTTTATAATGGTTACAGGATTGCTCAGATTATAATTACACCATATCTTCATATTGAGCCTAACGAAGTAACTGAACTTTCAGACACAGAGCGTGGCGAGGGTGGCTTTGGCTCAACAGGTATGAAATAAAAAAATCAAGTAAATTGTGGTATTAGTTTATGAATAAAATGATTTTTACAGTTAAAGAAGTTTCAGAGATAATTCATACCAATCAAACATATGTATATTCATTAATTAAATCAGGTTTGCTACCAGCTTTAAAGCTCGGTTCATATAAAATACGGAAAGAAACTTTAGCTAAATTTCTTGAAGATTACGAAGGTTGTGACTTGACAAACCCCTTTGAATATGTGTATAATAAACAAGCACATAGTTGATATTTACTGACACTTACTATTACCACTCGTCTTTTTGGTGGACAATTTCCATATTCTCTTTTCTGTCCTCTTTTTGTCCACCAAAATTGAGTTGGCTTGAATTATTACAGATTAAAATAAGTTATAATAAGTTATTCGCTATTGGATTATTTGACTATTTTTGTGTGTTTAAAGTCATAATAAATTAGAATAAGTTACAATAAATTAAAATCTGAAAAACGATTCAAGAGTGGGCAACAACCCGATGGTAGGCGCTACAGTTGCATGTGCAGTTGCAGTTTACGAGGGATTAAATAAATAAATATAGCCATTTTTAAGGATAAACGATAATAATTACTAATTTACAATATATCTCATATACTATTTAAATCACCGTTTGTCCACCATTTGTCCACCGAAGAATAAGGGCGTGGACAAGTAGTAATACCACATAAAAAAAATAAGGAGTAGATTTAATTTCTACTCCTTATAATTTTGCCTTTTTATTTCAATTTCTGTTTAACATTTATTTAAACATTCCATTAAGAATGTTATTGCCCTTTTCATTTAATTTATCTGAAGCGTGTTGATATACTTGCATTGTAACAGATATATCTTTATGACCTAACCTTTCTTGCGTGTATTTTATCGGTGCGTCTGCTTCGGCTAACATTGTAGCGTGAGTATGTCTAAAAGAATGAAAGGTGAACTCTTTAAAGCCTAAATTGTAATGAATAACTCGACTTGCGTTTTGCATAGTACGAGGGTTGATATAGCTTCCGTCCTGTCTTACAGTAATAAGATTAATTCTTTTTCCCACACCTGTGTCATTTAAAAAATTATTTTCATCTCTGTATTGATGTTTATATAACTCTTTATAAAAAACTTCTGCCCTTTGTTGTTTATCCTTTTATATAAATTATTTTTAGTATAGCAAAACTAAAATTATAAGTCAATATAAAAATTTTCCAAGTCTAAATATTGTTTTATATTGACTCCCATAAAAAAAAGTATTACAGTGTCAGTAATTATTTATAAAATCTGTCTTTTGCACTTGACATTGCAACATTTGAATGTTACAATAGTAACACACTATTAAGTAATAATCAAATAAGTAATAATCAAAAAAGGAGAAATCATTATGGAAATGAAAATGAAACAGTATATAATTACCGAACTTAGAGAGAAAGCAGGATTAAGCCAAGAAGAACTTGCCAACAAAATCGGAGTAACTCGTCAACAGGTGTCACGATGGGAAAATATTGCGTACAACGAAAGAACAAATATATCAGAAGAAAACACAAAGAAATTAGAAGAATTATTTGGTGTAGAAAGTATTAGCAATTATAATTTTCTTGATAACAAAGAAGAATTAATACAATTAGCAAGAGAGGACGGCAAATACGCAGCTACTTACGCAAAAGAACATAATAAGCAAAGAGAATTGTCAGTTTTTCGTAATAAAGTAGTTAGAGCGATAGAAGGACAAGATAGAGACAGTGTTTTGGGTAACTTATTACAAATTTCTTGCTTATGCAATTATGAAATCCAAAGTTTTTACACAATGTTACAAAGCAAAGAGTTGTTTAAAGACCTTGTTTATAGCTTTATAACAAGTTCGTGTGCAAGCATAGAATAACACATAGAATAATAAGCTAAACAAAAAGAGGAAAGTAAAAATACTTTCCTCTTTAGTGATGCTTGTATTATTAATACTACCATCAAACATTAAAGAATATCTTATTTAACCCATAAAACAGGTATTTTTTAAAATCCAATTTGGATAGATTAAACTAAAAGTTTTAAACGAATATTGTTTAAAATCCCATACGGAGAGATTTATAAAAATAATGCATTAACATTAACAGTATCACTACTGTTTAATATTATTATAGCATAACTTTTATAAAAGTCAACACATTCTATTTAATTTCTTAGAATAATATTGATTTTTTAAATACAACGCTATATAATATAAATAAAAAAAATATACAAAGAGTGCTGTATTATGACGGATATTAGTTTTAAAAAATTATCAAACAAAACAACTATTGAAGTTTCTCCAACCTTTTTAGATAAAATTGCTAAAGAAGCATTGCCAAAAATAAACGATTCATTTGTTCCACCTTTATTCAGTGAATACTGTATATCTATCATTGAAAAGAATGGCAATTTTAATTATTTTAAAACAAATCTTATTTTAGAAGATAAAACATTCAATTCTTTACCGCAGGAAACCCAAGATAAACTTGTTACTGAAATTTTAAGAGAAAATAATTGTTCGGTTGATGAAACAAGTATAATATATGTCAAATACACTTCGGCAACTGAATGGACTATTATATTTTTTGACGGTTGTTTTCATAAGAAAATATTTACCGTAGATTGTGAATATGGTGTGGATAATAAACAAGGATATTTCTCTACAATAAGGCAATTTTCTAACAAATATTCAAAGTCAGAAATGCAAGCTATTGTTGAAAAATATATTTTTTGGATGCTTTGTGTTAGTTGGTATATGCAAAATATTAATAATTTTATTGAATATGATTTTATTCAAGTAGACAAACTATCACCAAAGAAAAGAAAGAAAGATACAGTATCAGATAGCAAACAAACCCATAATAATTATGTCCAAAAAATAAAAATAAAATCAAAAAAGAAAAAATATATCTTAAGTGAACAAACTGTTAAGTCAAAAAAGACCTATAATAGAGTAAAAACTTGTTGGTATGTAAGAGGATATTATCAGAGGTTTGGAAAAGATAAAATACTAAAGTATATTCCACCACGAATAAATTATCGTGATAAAGAAAAGATTGAGGACAACAGAAAGTTACCTTTTTATAAACAAACCTATCAGCTTATTGATGATAAATCGTAAAAAATAGGGATGTGCAAATTAACGCACATCCCTAAACTATTTATTTTCTTTATATTATAAAATGATAATCGCTCTTGTTTATTAATAGATTACAACATATAAAACATTGGAACACAATCTTCGTTGACTATTGATTGGTCTGGACTCATAAAACTTTTAAAATTCTGAAAATAATTTCTTTTGTAGAAATGTTCAGCCTCTGGAACAGAATATAAGACAATACATTCTCCACCACAAATATTATCAGTAAAATCAGCAATAGAAGATATTACATTGGCTAAGAAAACATCTCCATATGTCAAATTTTCATTTTCTTTGTCATTTTCACATTTTCCGTATGATTTATGTTGAAAAGATTTATCTAAAGCAAAAGATTTAATTTCAACCGCCGGAAATAATGTAGTACCATTTTCATTATGAAAAATTATACTTGAACAAGACAAAGAGTATACACAAGCGGCTTTGTTTATCCTGTTATCTACATAAATATAACTAACTCTATCAGTGCTATCCATATTGGTATCTGCGACAAAAGCATCTATATAAGCATTTCCACTACAGAATTTATTACAATATTTTTGAGTTGTCAAATCCAATCGTTTTAAAGAAAAGGCTTCTTGACCTTGCAAGGGACTTCTTTTTTTACTTCCTCTTTTTAGTCTCATCTTTGAGGTTTTTTCGCAACGATTGCGCCCTCATCTCAATGATTTTATTATGCCTTTTGTTTGGTTTTAAACTAAAAAATTCCTTTGCCTTATTTTCATCTAAAATAAAAGCTGGCGATGGTTTCTGCATAACTGCCATATCGTCACTCCCCTTTCTCTTTTTATTTTTTTTAGAAAACAAGCAAATAATTATACCACCTTTTTTAATTTTGTCAATAGTATAATAAAAGGTTTTCTGTATAAATATAATATCACTCGGTTAAATAAATGTCAATACGGATATGATATTTTAAACAAAGTTTAGCAATTATGCACATTGACAAAATATGTTTTTAGTTATTTTTATTATTATTATTATTTAAAATAATTATTCAAAAATATATTTAATTATGCCATTTAAAAAAGGAAAAGCAATGGAGAGTCTTTTAAAGCACTCTCCATTTTATTATTTATTCAGTCACTTCTGGTAAGCCACCAATGCTTGTAAGCATAGAAAGCAAACCCGCTAATACACTTGCAGATACAACAGCAACCCAATTTACATCACTAACCATTACAGTAGCGCCAATAGTAGCAACAGCAGTCTGTGCTACCGTCTTTATAGCACGAACACCTGCACACTTTAACCAAAGTTTCCAATTAGTCTTTTTCATACACATTCCTCCTACTTTACTGTTTATTTTCTAAATTATTAATTCTCTGATTTAAATTACCAATTTCTTCATTAATAACAGCATCTTGCGTTTCAAGATGATAAACTCTTTCAATTACACTGTTGTGTTTGTCTACTTTTTCTTCAAGCTGTTTAATACGGTACAGTGTTAATTTTGAACTTGCAATAATACCTAAAATTGAGCCAATAGCAGAACCACCTAAACCTATTAAAGCAACAATTACTTCTGTTGTCATTACTTCACTTCCTTATGCTTATGTAAGTGTAATCTGCACACGGTCAATGGCTTTACCATTTTTACCTGCATAGCCGTCCTGTCTTGTATCTTCCTCGGTATTATGTTGCCAATCGTACCAATAATTATTGCCCTGTCCACAAACCTTATAAGTAGCTTTGTAATCGCCAACACCACTAAATTCAATTTGAATAGTATCAATAACTTTGCCGAGAATACCAGCATAACCATTATTACTATCTGCTTTGTTATAACCGTCTACCCAATCGAGCCAATCACCGTCACGAAGATGTACCCTATATCTGATATTACCTTCCGATACCTTAATCATAAGACCGCTGATAGCCTGTTTGAATCTGCCTGCAACACCGCCAAGACCTTTTACCTCTCTGTACCATTTACCGTCTGCATAAACACGATATGTAATAGTTGGCTTTTCAACTTTTGTATCAGACTTCCCACTGAAAATATCCTCGTTGTAAATTACATTAGTGTCAAGTCTGCCATTGTATCCATTAACACGACCTGATGAACTATTCTGCCAAATATCACAGTCAATCTCGGCTTTGTCATTGTACTGTGCAAGCCAGATACTGTACTTTTTCTTTAACTTATCATAATCAAGATAATTATTAAACCAATTCAGATTGGCATATACACCTGCTCTGTAGTTACTTTTCTTGATAGTTTCACAGAAGCGTTCTGCAATCTCCGTAAGTTTTGCTTTGCCGAGTTTAGTTTGTGAATTATCTTCCAAATCATAATAAATCGGCATATCAAGAGATTTGTTATTAATGCATTCAAGACAAGCCTTTGCCTCTTTTTCTGCATCGCCGGCGCTGTCGGCGTAACTATACCAATAGACACCAATTTTAAGTCCTGCTGCTTTAGCGTTGCGATAATGACTTTCAAACATCGTATCCTTTTGTGATTTTTCTCTGCCATAGCCTGCTCTTATAATGACCGCTTTTATACCGTCATTTTTCATTTTGTTAAAATTAATATTTTGCTGAAATTCTGAAATATCAACACAAGTTACTTTTGCCATATTTATACCTCCCATACCGCCATAATAGCGTTATAATATTCCTCTGAAAACTGTTCTTTTAAGATTGACTTATCCTCATCACAGTTTTTGTAAGCGTTTCAACTGAACACTGACCGACACACTGACCGACAACACAGTGAGGAGTAATGCGGTCAATACTATGTGTTCTTGCTCCCGAATGATTCGGACTAAGTTTTGTGTAACTAACAAGTTTTGAATTACTCATAAAATTTCCTCCTTGCCTTTTATATTTTAATATGATATAATTTAATCAGATTTATCGTCTTTGTTTTCTTTGTTATCATTATTCTTATCATAATGCTGACAAAGTAATTCAATTCCAACTATAATCGCTCCAATAATTACAACAGACAATATTATCGGAAACATTATTGGTGATACATTATTAAAAATAAAATTCATAAGAACAAAACACCCTTTTCTTTGATAAATAATAATATGAAAAATAAATTAAAAACTATATGTAAAAACTTATATAAAAAATTAAGAAGTAATGAATTAAGAACTAAAATACTTGTTGCGTTATTTTTAACAGGAACAATATTCTTGATAATAGGAATATATAGAAAAAATATAGGACAACATTCCGACAACTTCACCTATATAACATCTATTTCTTTTGCTATTTGGTGGATTTTAATGCCCATTACTGGAGCGGAGAAAGATAAAGTTGCCAAGAAAACCTGTATTTATATATTAATGGCTTCAGTCACTCTTTATACATTATCTTATTGTTTGAACATATTTTTTATAGCAAACCCTACAATAACACAATTGATATATTCAGCAATATTAATATTTTTAGTCATACTGTTTTTTGTCGATGTTTTTCAAACTTTATTCAACATAGTATATCCTCTTATAAGTAAGATTTGGGGTAAGCTCTCTTCAAAAGATTCAAGCCCATTTATGAATTTTATAAAGAACACTATGACTGGGTTAATAACTATTACAGCCTTTATCACAGCCATAGCTGGTCTAATTAAATTATTTATACCTTAAAAAATAAAATATAAATTCTATCAATGGAGTAACAAAGCGTTACTCCATTTTTTTAACAGTTTGCTTTTGTATTATCAACAATTAAATGTCTATAAATCATCACTCTACCTCGTTTCCGTCAACTGTAACTTTCCAATCACAGCGCTCCGCAGGTGCAGAATACATCTTTTTGACTTCTGAAATATTAATACACTTTTCAATATTAACAGTGCTTGGAGTATCAGAATATGCGCCTTTGAGAGTTCTTGCTTGGATTTCCGTTCCACCAAAATCACAATTTCTGATTGTAATATTCGAGCCTGTTTTCATATGTAAGCCGAAGCTGCTATTATCTGCATTATCGTGATTTTGATAACCTATCGTGCAATGCGTAGGTATGATTTTACAATTTTCAATTAAGCCGACTTCGCCAAAGCTATGACCGCAACCAAAAACTGGCACTGTTGTTTTATCTGCATAATCTACGCAATCAGCACGACCGCCCCACTTGAAAATACAATTTGCCACAACCCAATTTGTCGCATAACCTGTTCCACCACTCTCAAGGTGTATGCCATACCTGATATTTTTACAATCAAATGTAAAACCTTTGATGTGAGTATGGACATTCAAATCAAGATGAAACGGACATTTTTTGATTATATCCCCAGATTTCAAAGTAGACTTATAAAAGCCTGTTGCTCCGTCCCACTTGATTACAGTAGCTTGCGGATTGTATATGTTTTCGGACTCATAGTAAACATAGTCTTTAGTCATTACTCCTCTGTAACCTACAAGTCCCACATCGGACATTCCTGCAAACTTGTCTTGCATATCGGTATATGTGCCAGCCATAACAACAATAGTATATCTATTATGATAACTGTTATCAGAAAAGCTATCATTAGCAGACTGAATAGAATTGAACTTCGTAACCCCAAACCCCTCAGTGGTTTCATTGTAATCGTTTGAAACATACAAATAATGCATTGTGTAATCAGGGGCTTGATACAGTTCAGGCTTAATATGAGACTTTATCAAGTCAGGGTTAGAATAAGCTGTACGCTTGTTATTCTGTTCAAGTTGAAGGTTGCAACTATTATCTACAAGTCTATTTGTAGCGACTGCAATTTTAATCGAATTTACGATTACATTTTCTGTTGCTGTATAAGTAGCCACTGCATTTTTAAAAGCACTAACTTCTGACAAGAGCCAAGATGAGCTAATTGCTGTCTGCTCGTTCGCAGGATAGAAAACACAACCTGAATTTTCAATATTATCAAAATTCTGCAACGACAAACAATACGCCTTGCCTTGCTCAAGAACAACTGATTTTTTTAGTTTTAAAACAAAATTAACCGCAGATGTTGATGTTCCGCTCAAACTGATTTTATTATTTTTAACAGAAACAGTGACTCCCCTTGTTGTCTGTTCTGTATCTTCAAGCGAACTAAGATTAATACTTTTTGTTATATCTAAAAGAGAACTTTCATCAACTTTATTGTTTAAAAGGTTTGTCATTTCAACTTTTGTATAAGCATTGTTTATCCCATAGCCTTCAAGCGTAGTTGACTTATTAGCTTTTGCAACCTCAACCTTTTTTAACGCTTGAGTTATTGCCTTATTTGTCAAAGGATTTACCGAAATATCACTAAGTTCTGTATCCATTGCAACAGTTCCTTCTGGTGTCAAGATAGCAACTTTTGACAAGGCTTCTGTTAATTCTGAAAATTTATCCGATTTTTCAATTTCTTTATTTTCAACCGAAGAATATGTTATAATATTAATATTACCGAAAGACAATGTTCCTTCGTTGGCTTGTACTACAATTTCACCAACAGATACGCCTTTATTTTCTGTCAAAGCTCCATTGATAGGTAATTCAACTTCTCCTTTACCCGGTGATAAAATATTAACCGAAACACAAGATACCTTTCCTTTAGCATCAACGGATTTATAAAATATATTAGTACAGTCACTTAAATCTAACTCTTCATTCCCATCACATAAAACAAAAACAGGATGTTTAATCAATGCTTCATTCTGATATGTTACAATATTTACATTATTATTTATCCAACAATTTACTTTGTATTGAATATTTTTTGCTTTCAAGTTATCACCCCCGTTTTACTCACTAAAATTCCACGCTGACTCAATAACACTTGTTTGGTTTATAGTGCTAAATAGTTTTGTAAATTTCATTTTTAAAGGTTTTGTATTATAGTCTGTATTAAAAGTCAAACTGAAATCAGTATCATCATCATAATTAATATGCATAGCCATACAAACAGGATATTGACAAATCCCTGACTTCGTTTCTAAAATTACAGAATATCCTAAATACATATCTTCTATATTAAATTCGTTGATTTTTAAAATATTTGCTGTACCAACGCTAAATTCATAGCAGTGCTTGCTTATATAAGAATTAAAATCCGATATTACTTCGTTATAAATACTATCCAAAGTATTTATAATATCTGTGGAGGTATAAGTATCACTAAAGGTGGCATTTTCGTTAGTCCAATCTCCCTCAATAATAAAATCATTCAATGCCAAAATTTCTTTTGATGATAATATTGAGGTGTTTATACCTTTGCTTTCCTTATCTTTAACCATCTTGTAATTCAATGAAAACTTAAGAGAAATTTCTTTCATTTTATTATAGTTTTGGTTGTAAGATTTAAGGGCATTATCATAAGACTTTCTTACATTTTCATAAGTATTTGCAGCTTCATATAATTCATTGTATAAATTTTTACTATGATAATTTTTATAATCATTAATCGGTTTATCACTTGATGTCAATTCCGCAGTTGTCAGAGGGTAGTCTGTTATATATTTAACTCCGCTCGGATAACCGTTTGGATAATCGTCAGCTAAATAAATATTAATTTTATCAGCTACACTTCTATAAGAAGTTAACGCCTCTGAAACTTTAGTTTTTAGCTTAACTGTTTCAAGATTAGCTTCAATTAATTTCCGTGCATAATTAGTATAAGTGCTTCGATTATTTTCTATTTCTTTCAAAAAAGACTGAACTGCGACAAGCAAAGTCCTGTTCTTATCCTTATCAGCAATAAAATCCATATAACTTAAGTAACTATCAAAATTGTATAAGACATTATTACCTGTCGGATTGATTAAGCCAAGTCCGTACTTATCATCTGCCGAATGAACTCTTAAAACTGTGACGCATCTACTATCAGTAGTATGTATATTTGTTTGTTTTATCGCATTATCCCAAGATAAATATAAGGAAGATTGACAACCTAATTTTCCACCAACAAATCCTTTAAGAGAATCTTCATCAACTGTACCACTGATAATATGAATTAATTTTCTATCAGTGTCAAAAATAAAGTAACATTGATATGCTGATTGTACATCGTTAATAAGAAACGAGTATAAATTTACATTATCCAAATCATCAAAAGTTCTATACTTTGAACAAACACTCGGAGAAATATATCCAATATTCCAAGTTGGAATAAAGTCTAATATCTGATTTATTAACCCCCTGTCCATTCTTTGCGGAGAGCAATAGGGGATAGGTACACTTGCTCCCGAAGTCGAGTAATCTCTAAGCCAAGTATTCCCCTGTACAACATCAACTATTTTATCAGGAATATACAGAGGAAGTGTGCTTTTTGATAAAGAAAAAGTCTTTTTAGAAAGTGTATATTCATAACTATATGCTGTTATATTTTTATACGGAATTACACCTTCGTTAATTTCTTCAATTGAAGTTACCACCCACCATTTTTCACCGCAGGTATAATCCTCCTGTCCCTTAGATGAGCCGTTAAAAGAGGTGCAATATCTTTGACCGCTAAACACTTTTATATAACCATGCTTCGGAGAATATCCACGATATAAGTCTTGACTACTTCCATCGTGTTTCAAGTCAAATAATTCAACCCTAATGTAACCGTTTGTTAATTGCTCTTCACTGTCATCGTCATAAGGAAATTTAATTTCTACTCTACCTATTGGTAAATATTTAGCGTAGTGTTCTTCCATTCCTTCTTGAACACCAAGATAAGTTTTTGAATCAGCTTCTCTGTAATAATGAATACGATAACCAAATTCATTACTACTTAGCATAGCCACAACATCACCTGTGGACACTGGAATAAAATCTTCACAGGCAAAATGTTTATACGCAGAAACACCGTCATAAACAGCAGATAAATCATCAGATTTGTCTAAAATAGAACCATTAGAATCGTTGATGTAACAGCCCCATCGCCAATTATATCCACTATCACTACCAATATCGAATAACTCAACTTCGTCTTTTACTTTAAAACCAGAAAGATAATTATTCATATTAAGGGTCATATCATTGGAGGGTCTACCTGTTTTGCTACTTATGTCAACGGCATAATCGTCTCTTACTTTAATTCCCATAAAGTTAAAGTAATCGTTATTATCATTAAGATACAAAACACTACCCTCGACAATATCGTCATAGCATTGATTGTCTATGTATTCATACGACTGCATATCATAGATTTTTTGAGGGATTTTAAATGATAGTTCCGAAACCGTGCCAAATCTAATATCTTCTGAAAGGTTATTAACACCGTTTATTTGGCAAAGAATTTTACGCCTATCTGGTGTGTATAAAACTATTTCTGGTATTTTATTTATTTTATTCATAAATTTAATTAGGTTGCTCCTCCCACCACCTAAAGGAAGTGGGAGGAGCAACCGACCTCCTATCCTTGAGATTCTGTGTATTTTTGTATAGTTGCTGACGATACTTCTCCAATGCTACAGGCAAAATATCTGTCAGACCAAAAGATTTTCTTCTTCCAGTATTGTTTAGAAAGGAAATTATTGTATTTTTGCTACAGATAATATGTAGTTTCCCACTTGACTTTCACTAATAATAATCATATAATATATTTAGTGAAATATCAACGAAAGGAGTACATTCTATGGAACAAATGACTGTCACCGCAAAAATACAAATATCAGTATCTGATACAGACAAGGTGTTATTAGATAATACCCTGTCTGTCTATCGTGATGCCTGTAACTATGTTTCTGATTATGTATTCCACACACACGATTTAAAGCAGTTTTCCCTTAACAAAATTCTGTACTCAGACATTCGTGAAAACTTTGGTTTAAAATCTCAGATGGTTCAATCTGTATTTAAGACTGTTATTGCGAGATATAAAACAATTCTTGAAAATCAGTCCGAGTGGATTAAGCCATCTTTCAAGAAACCTCAGTATGACCTTGTATGGAATAGAGACTATTCCCTTACACAAAACCGTTTTTCAGTAAATACATTGAATGGTCGTGTCAAGTTGCCATATTTTTCCAAAGGCATGTCTAAATATTTTGACCATACAGTTTATAAGTTTGGTACTGCTAAGCTCGTAAATAAA